CCACGCAGAAGGTCGTTCTCGGTGGCTGGTACGACTCCTTCGTTGGGATCTGCCCTGTTGAGGTGACGCTGGTGGACTTCCTGAAACGGATCGGGTGCCGCCCCGCCGATCTCCGAAAGGCGGCGAAGGAGATGGAGCGATGACCCTCGACTTTGACTCGCTCGAGCGCCTGCTCGCGGAGGCGACGCCGGGGCCGTGGACCCACTACCTCTCGGGTGGGGGAGGGATGGACCCCTGGCACTCCATTAAGGGTGGCCGAGAGGCTGGCCCTCAAAACCCGGTGTCGGGCCAGCGCGGGGAGACCTCGGCTGCCGACGCCGAACTGATCGTGGCGCTCCACGCCGCCGCCCCCTCCCTGATCGCCCTCGCGAAGAGGGCGCAGGAGGCGGAAGCTGTGAGGGACGAGTTCCAGGAGCAGGCCAAGCGAGCGGGGGACAAGTGCGAGCAGATGGAGCGGGTCGTCGAGGCCGTTCGCCTCCAGCGCAAGACCGCGGCCGAGCATGGACGCCCGTTCGAGGCGACGGATCCCGTGGGGCTGGCGCTGCGCGCCCTGGAGGAAAAGTGAAGCCCGACCTGGAGAGGATCATCCGCGACGAGGCCCATTCCTACGAGAAGGACATCGGGCCGGGGGCGTTCGCTCGATACTCCGAGAGACTGGCACAGGCCGCCTTCGACGCGGGCTGCCGTTCGATGCTGTCCCCTCTCGGCTGCAAGCACGACGGCGTTCTCTTCGTGGGATGCGCCGCGTGCGCCGGGTTCAAGGAGGGTCGTGAGGCGGGGCGAAGGGAGGAGAGGGAGAGCGCGAAGGATCTCCTAGAGGTCTCGGATCGCATGTGTCGTGCGGCGGAGGAAGTCCTCTGCCCATCGGACACGGCCGACCTCGACCTCAAGATGGACCCCGCGCTACTGGGAGTCGGAGCGCGTGAGACGCTCAGGGACGCCATCCGTGGATACCGAGACCTCCGCGCCCTGGAGGGGAAGTGAAGCCCGACCTGGAGCGGATGACCCGCGAACTCCGCGAGAACATCGAGACATTCTCTCTCGTCGCAACTGTCGTCGGCACCAACGTCCGCCAGTTCATCGTGGCGGAGGGTCCGATCCGCACCGCCCTCACCTCCGCGTTCGAGGCGGGGCGCAGGGAGGGGGTCGAGGCGGCGGCGAAGGCCATCGAGGTCGTTGGAAAGGACAAAACCTACGCCATCGCCATCGTCCGCCACGGCAAACCGACCAACGAACTCTCGGAACTGCTCGTCGCGTTCAGGCGGGACATGATGGCGGTCGTCCGCGCCCTCGCCCGCGCCGAGGGGGGAGGGGGGGCGTGAAGGTCGTCATCCCGCAGGAGGCGCTCGACCGCGCCATCGCGGAGTCCTACCTCCAGGGCTTCGAGGACGCGAGGGAGAGGGCGGCGAGGGTCGTGGACGGCGTTGGTCGCGGCCCTTACCTCATCCCACTCCAGCGCGACGGCGTGCCCACAGATCAGGTTGCGGAGGCTCTTACCGTGTTCCGCAGGGACGCGACGGCGGCAATCCGCGCCCTCCAGCCCGAGGTGAAGCCGTGACCTGGAAACTCGACGACGTTGCCGTGGGGGACTTCATCGAGACCCAGATCGTCTCGCGCAACCGCAACCACCCCCTGCACGGTGGCCGCGTGAGCGGGATCATCAAAGAGATCGTCCCCGAATACAACATGGTCCGCCTCACGAGCGGGTGGTGCTGCCACACGAAGGACATCCTCATCCGCCACGAGAAGCAGGAGCCCCGATGAGCGTCGAGGAGAGGGTGGAGACCATCAGCGTGGAACTCCTCTGCGGAACCGATGGCGGTCAGCGCGTGGGCCTCAACCGCGAGGACTACGAGTGGCTCGTGGCCCTCGCAAGGGCGGGGGCGGAGACGACGAAGATCCTGCGCGGCGGGTGCGCCCTCTTCGATCCCCGGGCCGTGATGGACTACTACGCGAGCCTCGACTGGAAGAAGGCGCGCAAGGCCGTCGAAGCCTGGGACAAGGCGGCGGGGGAGGGAACCGAATGATCTGCGAGCCGATGCCGTCCACGTCCACCCCCACTACCCTCCTCTCTTCGGGCGCCCGACCCGCGCCCTAGGCGTGGCTCCGGCATCTGGCTCGCTTTTGAATCGTGATTGACCGACTCGCCAAAGGCCGTCGCATCGAGACGCTGGCTCGCAAGTGGTACGAGTCTCGTGGCTGGCGAGTTCGCAAGCATGAGTGGTCGAAGTGGGGAGAGAAAGACTGGTGGGGCTACGCCGACCTATGGTGCATCGCAAAGGGACGGGAGCCGATGCTCGTCCAGGTGAGGGTGAGGGAGGAGGCGGGGCATCTCGAGCGGGACGGGAAGATGGAGGCGGCTCGCGAGCTTGAAGGGTGCGGCTTCCGACTGGTCCTACTTCTCTACGGCGGCAAGCGACGGGCTAGAGCGCCCGAGTGGGAGGAGCGAGCGATGTTGAGCGATGGGACGTGGGTGAAGACCTACCCTTAGCGAGTCGGCGTGGGGGAGGGGCGGGAGGTGGATGGCGTGACGATAGAAAGGAAACAGAAATGAAAGGGCAGCCTGCGATCGTGAGGCTATTTAAGAGAGTTGAAAAGCAAGGGAACTATGGGTGTTGGACTTGGCTCGGAGTGCCATCGTCTAGTGGATACGGGGGCATCCAGGTAAATGGGAGAACGGTTAAGGTTCACAGGCTTTCGTACACACTCCTAGTCGGTCCCATTGGAGAGGGGCTCACGATAGATCACATCTGTCGAAACAAACTCTGCGTCAACCCACGTCATCTTGAGCCGGTCACGCGGCGAGTGAATACCCTTCGCGGAGTTGGGCCGGCAGCTGTTTACGCTCGACGAACGGCGTGTGGACGCGGACACTCATTCACAGCAGAGAATACTCTAATTCGTCCGAACAAGGCGAGGCGCTGTCGAGTGTGTAGGCGAGACTCCAACCGAGAGGCTATGAGACGGTGGCGAGCTTGCGCGCGGGTCCGTGCGCTAGTGACCGCCCCGTAGCCCGCTACTTCGTGAGATCGGCTAGACCCGAGGCGGCAGGGCGAGAAGTCGGGTCGCAGGGGTGGGGGTCGATGAATCCCTGGGCCGAGCGGAGTCGTTCGATCTCCTCTAGCCATCCAGAGGGTTCAGCCACGTTCTTCGTGTCCTCGTGCCGCGACCCGAGATATTGAGCGACTCCGAGCAAGATGGAGAGGGCTGCGCCGATGAGGAGCGGTCTCTTGCTCAGTCTTCGCGACTTCACGGAAGCCGAGTCTACCGAGACCGGAAGGAAGTTGGAAGAATATTTCCGACCCTCTACCGGCGCTGGATGAAGCCCCTACGCTCCCCCTCAGCAATGACGTAGGCGAGAGCGCGACGCCCCTCGACCTGGACGATCTGCGCGAAGGGGTCGGTTCTCTGCTCGGCCGCATAGACCTTCATGGCAACTGCGGTGAGCCCGGTCTGGAACTCCTGCTCGGTCCTCCAGGTCGGGACCCGCAGAGGGACCTCCTTGAAGACCGTCATCAGACTCTTGCCGGGCTCCAGGAGCGGACGAACGTTATCGGTCAACTCCGTCGTCCTAAAGAACTCCATCGCGACTTCGATGAGGTCGAGCTTCCCGCCAGTCGCAGCCGCGCGCTCGAGCGCCACCTCGCTCGCCGCGAGGAGCCCCTCCGTCGCCCCAGCCCGACGCATGGCATCCGCCCACGCCTTCGCAGCGAGTTCGCGGACGGCCTCCTGCGAGCGGGCTTCCCGCGCGTAAGCGAGGTCTTCCGCCCTCTCGGTCGAGAGTCCACCGAGGAAGAAGGAGCGAAGGATCTCCTCCTTGTCCCTCCAGCCGCGAAGCCTTCCGTCGCGGTCGAAGACGGCGTAGTTCCCCTCGGCATCCGGCTCGCCCATGACCGCGCGCATGTCGGCCTCGGCTCGGTAGCGAGAGTTATCCCTCCACCACCGACGCAGCCCCTCCTGCAAGACGAGCGACTTCCCTTGGTCGTCCGTGTTGCCGAGCCAGTCAACCGCCTTCGGCAGAAGACCCGCGAGTCCGGCGACCGCGGCGACGGGACCCTCGCCTATCTGGAAGTGTTCGAGCCCCGGGATCTGCGCGTAGATCGCTCGAGTCCAGGGGTTCTTGAAGATGACCGAGAGCATCCGCGATCGTGCGTCTGCCTCCATCCTGCCGAGCGCCCCGGGAAGGACTGGCTGAGTGAGTTGGAAGGAGTACCGCGATCCCCAGTCGCTCCCGAGCCAGCGCGTCAACTTGTCGAGACCGTAGAAGGTCGCGGCCATGATGAGCCCGGCGGCGAGGGCCTCCTTCCTTTGCGAGAGCGCCTTCTCCAGCCGGTGAAGCAGGGTTCGGCGCTCCCTCGTCTCCTTCTCGGTCGCGGGGCGCTCCTTCAAGTGATTCGGGTCGGTCCCCCGGGGACGAACGAGCATGATCCTTCGGCCCGTCCCGGGCTCGATGATCCACCTCGCTTCTTGACCCGTTGCGCGCGTCGCGGCAGCCTCGGCCGAGTCGAGGATGGAGCCGATGGCGCGGCGGGCGAGATAAAGGCGAGCGGCCGTGTATCGAGCGGGCACCGAGGCGAGAAAGAGGAACTTCCTGCCGATCGGGTCGGAGAGAAGCCGAGGGGTGACGATCGGTGAGTAGGAGAGCTGGGCGAATACGTACCACTTGCGGACCGTGGCGAGGGCCTGGCGGTGGGCCTCGACTCCAGTAACGCCCGATCGCTCCAGCGCCTTTATCTCCGCAAGGTAGGCGCCGATCACGGAGGAGGCGCGGCCGAAGTATTCCCCCTGCCTCACCCCGAGCCATGCCGTCTGACCGGCGAGGCTTCCGGCGATGCGACGCACCAGCGGGGCTTCCTGCGCGAACGGCAACATGAGCGAGTCTCCGAGGACGCCCGTGTGCCCGATCACGTCCGCGAATCGCTCTGCTATCTCGGGGCCGAGCCTTCCCTCGGCCGCTGCACGGAGCGCCTGCTGACCCTTCACGATGTCTCTGATCGAGAGACCGCCAGCGATAGCCGCCTTCGTCTGCTCGACGATCTGCGTCGTCGTCCCTGCCGCCGAGAGCCCTTGCTGGAGCGCGAGCCGCATCGTCCAGCCAGCGAAGTCCAGCACCCCGTTGATGCTCTTGGCGATGCCGGAGTCCCAGACCGTCGGCTCGACGTAGCCCCCGAGGGCCTTGGAGACCTGCGAGAGCCAGGAAGTGAGGTACTGCTCCGAGTAGCCCTTCCCGATGAGGCCGCCTTGGTAAACGAGGACCCTGCGCTGGATCTCCTTCCAGGTGAGCGAGTATTCAGGCTGGTTCGGGAGGAGAGGTTGGAAGCGAGCCCCGGTGCGCTTGAGCTCCACGATCCGACCGAACGGGTCGATCGGGTCGGGGACCATCTCCTCCTTCCAGCCCGTGAACTTGATGTGCTGACCGCTCGCCATGTCATACGCCGGGGCAACGTGGGAGTTGTGGTGTGCGAGGGCTTCCCAGTTCCCTCCCACCGAGCCGAGCTTGCCCCAGATCGCGCGGCGCAAGGCTCGGTTTGCCCTGGAGGTCGCGATGAAGTCCTCGGCGCTCTTGAGGCGGGCGAAGGCGCTTTCCCGGAATCCCGCCATGTCCTTCGGGAGATCCGCCTTCTGCGCCGAGGGGCGATCCCAGAAGAGGGCCCCTTCGCGACGGCGCATGTGACGGTCCCACTTGACGATCGAGAACGGGTTGGGAGGAGCGGGGAGACTCGTCTTCTGCTCGCCAGCCGCCGTCCGCGCGACCTCATCGTTGATCGCGGCGTAGGCTTCGGAGGCTTCGATCGTGAAATACTCGTCCTCGTCCATGAGGCGAAGGTCGCGCTGGCGCTGGTCGAGGTAGGCGAGCGCATCGGAAGCCATGCGCGACCCGACGATCGCCTCGTTCAACTCCTGCCTCGCCTCGACGAGTTGCACCCGGTATCGGCCCGTGCGCGACTCCTGCGCGGTGAGCGCCCCCCGTGCGGCCTCGGTCTCCTGCGGCGTCGCCTGCGGGTGAGTCGCCTGCCACTCCGCGAAGACCTTGCGCTTCTCGTTTTCCTTCTTCTCGTTTCGGGCGACTCGCCTCTCCAGGGCGGGAACCGAGTCGCGGTACTTCGGGTTCTCAAGGCGCTGGCGGCGAAGATCGAGCTCGTTCTTGCGGATACCCTCCGCCTCCCGCTGGTCGAAGGACATCTCCTCGAGTTCGCGGGAGACGACTTCCTCCCGCATCTTCCTTTCCTCGGCAATTGTCCGCCTCGCCCAGTCGGGACGGACGATCTCCCGAATCGGCTTGTCGAGATCGAAGGCGACGCCCTCGGGACCGAGGACCCGCTCCAGGAGCCCGGGGGTGATCGGCTCCCCGTTCAACTTCCAGCCGCCCTCCATGAGCGAACGGAGCGTTCGGTCCCCGACGTGAGGTTGAGCGAGGAGGAGGAGAACCTTGTTCTGGTCGTCGGAGAGGCCGGGGAAACTCTCTCCCTCCACGCGGTAGAGAAGCGGCTTCCCGGCCGCCCCCTCCAACTGGCGCAGTTCCAGCTCCGAGGTGAGTTCAAGCCGCGTCCCGAAGATCCGTCGAGCGAGCGCGTTGATCCGCAGGATCCGCTCGTTCGCGGGAGCGAGCGCCATGTCCACGACATCGAGGCCGAGCCGCATCTCCGGTAGCGAGGTCCAGGAGGCGATCTTCGACATGAGGCGGGAGTACCCGCTTCGGGGCTTGCTAGGGTCTCCGGGCGCCCGCGCCATCGCATTGATGAGTCGGACGACCTCGCCAGGGGAGCGATGCCCGAAGGTCGAGCGCCAGACTTCCTTCCCGAGTTTCCCGAAGGGCTCGAGGACGGCGAGCGAGAGATGTCCCTGCTCGCGTTCTCCGCGAAGGAGGTCAATCCAAAACCGGATATCGCGTTCAGGCTCGGTCGCTTCCCACTCGGTAGGAAGCGGAGTCGAGGGGCGCTGGACATCCTGGCGGAATCCTGGGAGGTCGGCCCATTTCGCAAGGCGCTCGACCGCCTTCTCTGCCCGCTCTCCTGCGCGGACGGCGAGCCGAAGGTTCTCTTGGACCGGGGCATGAGTGAGGGTATTCGCTGCGGCTCTAGCCTCCCCGACGAAGGCGCCGATCGCACGCTGGACCTCGAGGGCCTTGTGCGGGGTGATGAGCCCCTCAGTCTTGCGGACGATGGTGACCGCCGCGCGGACGGCATCCGAGACCTTGGAGACGGCCTTCCCCGCCACCTCAGCGGCGACGGCCTCGGGCATGTCCTCGGAAGCGACCCCTGCCGCGATGACAGCTCGCTGCGCGCGTTCCAGGGCTCTCCTAGCGAGCGTACTGATCCGGGAGGCTAGTTCGACTGTGGGAGGGGCCTCAGCGGGCTTCTCTGGAGGCGCAGGAGCCTTTCCTGGGGCTGTCTCGGGAAGGGCCGTAGGAGCCTCTACAGCCAGCGCAGGGGCCTCCGTAGGCTCCACGGTAGGGGCGGCCTCGCCCGGAGCGGCTGGAGGGGCTACGGCGGCCTCTGGAGTGGCTACTGGAGGGGCCTCTTCGACGCGGCCCATCTCCGCGAGGACTCGTTCCGCCTCCCCCCTTTCCATAATACTGCGCGCCGGAGTGAACTTTCCTGCTTCCTCAGGCGGCGCCGCAGCCTCCGTCGGGAGGGTCGATTCCACCAGTTCGATCGCCTGCCGGATCGCTTTCTCGACATTCGGGTCCGTCGCCGCCGCCGCAGGGAGCATCTCCCGGACCCCCTCCAGCGCCTCCCTCACGTCCTCGGGAGAGGCGTTCGGGTCCCTGACAACCTTTCCTGCTTCTTCTAGAGCCGCAGCCGCAGGCTCGAGCGTTGCCTTCCCATGCTCTCCCTTCACGAACTCGCTCAACTCGCGAACGGAGTCGGTGACCTTCCCCCACCACGCTCGCCCTTCGTCCAGGGCCCCTCGTGCAACCGCCTCCCCGAGTCCCTTCACGGAGGAGGAGAGGTTGACGATCGTCTCCTGCGCCTTCCTCCCCTCCATCGACTGAGGCCGAGAGATGAGGGCGCGAACCGTCTGCGCGACTGGAGTCTCGGCAGCCTTCCCGACCACCTTCGCAGCGACCGGCGTCGCAGCGAGAGCCGCTTCGCGCTCACGAGTCCTCATCTCCTTCCACTCGCGACCTGCCGACCTCCAGCCGAGGACTGCGAAAGGCCCGAGGTTCGCGATGACGCTCGCTGCAACGTCGTCATAGCGACCCTCCTCGACCGCGCGCCTGAACTCGGGATTCGCAGCAAGGACGCCGCCAGTCTGAACGGCGGCCTTCACCATCTCGGCGCCCCTTGCGCCAGACAGCCCATGCTTCGCCATTGCTTTCTTGACGAGTGGGTTGGCGAGCGCATCTGCCCCACCGAAGATTGCGAAGAAGACCGCCATCCCCTTCGCCTTCTGGTCGATCGCGTCCTCCTTCGCCGCCGCAAGCGCCTTGTCGTCGAGTCCGAGCTTCTTCCCCTCTCGGTTGAGACGCTCCTCCTCCTCGGCCGAGAGCCGAAGTCCCCACTTCGTTGCTGCGGCAGCACCCGCGGCCCCGCTCGCAACTTGGATACCCTTCTCGATGACGGAGCGGGCGAGCCCCATGTCGCGGGCTCCCGGAGCCACGACGCGGGCCGCCTTGTGAAGCATGTCGGAGAGTCGGGTGGCGTGGCGTCCAGCCGCCGCGAGAGACCCGATCTCGCCGGTGATCGCCGCTGTTCCGCGCGCCACGCGAACCGCTCTGGCGGCTACGGCGGACCCGATCTTTCCTGCCCCGAGCATCGGGAGAATCGTCCCCACCTCGGAAGCGACCTTCTCCGGGAAAGTGAGCGGGGGCCCCCCCCCGACCTCCTCGGGGGCGAGTCTCGCCTCGGTCGGGGGAAAGTATTTCTTGAGACCCGGAATCCCGCCGCCGACGGCACGCGCGAACTCTGCGATCGGCGCTCCACCAAGGAGCCCGACCTCTCCTCGGTAACGAGCCCGCAACTCCATCGTCTGCGGTCCCGCTAGGTAGTAACCGAACTGATCCTTTCTGAGCGACTCTGGAGGTGTGCCGTCAGGAGGGATTTCCCAGCGGTGAACTGGAAGCCCGTTCTTCTCATAGCGGATCGAGTAGCCGTACCTCAGAGCCTCCTCTCTCGCGATCCGCTGGACTTCGGAGAGGAGCTCCTGGCGTGCCGACTCCATCCCCGCGAAGTCGGTGCGCCATCCAGTCGCGCCGCGATGGATCTCCTTTAGCCTCTGATCCTCGTCACCAGCGACACCGACGCGCAGCGTCCTATCGACTAGGCGTTGTCTCTCCCGCTGGTATCCCTCTTCGCGGATCTTCCCCTCAGCCTCACGCTGCGCCGCGAGTTGCTGCGGGGTCGGAGGCGGCGGGGCCAGCGTCCCGCCCGCGAGCGAAGGGAGCGGCTCCTGGGGCACGGGAGACTACTTCGAGAGGTCGCTCAAGCCACGACCCGAGGGCTGAGAGGCTGGAGCCCTGGGCTCGACCGCGCCGCGCTGCGCGAGAGTCTTCCGGAGAATCTCCGCTATAACTTCCTTCACGGGGTCGAGTTCATCGGCGGTGCGGCTCGGCCGAAGCGCCTGCCCCTGACTCAGCATGTTCTCGACCGCATCCTCGACTTCCTCGTCGGGGAGATCCTCGAAGGTCTGCTGGAGTTCGGTCGCGAAGCGAAGGCGCTGCGCGGTCCAGAGCTTCTTCCCGACGGGGCTGTTGAGGTCGAGGGTGTCGCGGTAGTTGGCGAGGTTCTGGGCGTGCTTCCTCAGATCCTCGCTGATCGCTTGCCGTCGCTTGAAGAGGGTCTCCATCGCCTTGGGGCTGTTCTTCGCCTTCTCCACGGATTGATCGAACTCGTCGCGCTTTCGCATGAGTTCGTTGCGCTCGGCCTCCAACTCCATCTCGCCAGCCCGAAGTTTAGCCTCCCTGATCCGGTGAGCCTGCCGCCGATCAGCCTCCAACTTCTCAGCCTCGCGTTCCTCACGCTTCTCCTGCGCCCTCACCGCATCCGAGATCGTGTCGCGCAACGCCTTGGCCCGCGCCTCGTCTCCCAGACGAGCCTCGGTCTCCTCATGGCGACCTGCGCGTCCCGCTTCCTCCATCTCCGCAATGCGTCGAGCCTGTTCCCGGCTCGCTTCCTGGGAACCGATGGAAGCCTCGTGGCGGGACTGGATGCCAGCCTGCTCCGTCTCGAATCTCGTCTGCTCCGCCTTCATCCTCTCCCGGTGTAGCGCGGTCGCTTCTCGCCTCGCCTGCATCCGCTCCATGCGATCCGCGAAGCGGCGAGCCGAGAGAGCCACGGCCGCCATCCCGACGTTGCTCGCGGGCTGGGAGAGTTTCCCGAAGAGGGGACCGAAGTTGACGAGGCCAGCCATGCTAGTAGTTAGGCCCGCCGAAGTAGGGATCGTAGTGGGGACTCGTCATGCGATTGCGTCCAAACGCGACCCCGGGAGAGGTCGCAGTCGAAGCCTGGGAGGTAGCGGGTACTCCACCTCCGCCCTTCATGCCGCCAATCCCACCAAGGATTCCGGTGGTGAGATCCGTCGCCGTCGAGACGGCGTGAGCGGCGCCTTGCTGCATCATCTCGAACTTCCTCATCTGCGACATGTACCGAAGCGTCTGGAGGTCGATCAAGTTCTGGAGAACGTCCTTCTGGATCGCCGCCCCGCGAGTCGCGCGACCCGTCTCGGCCCCGCGCTTGGCTTCCGCCGTGGCGCCCGCGAGCCCGAAGCGAGCCTTCGTCTCCATCTCGGTCGAGTACCCAGCCCCCAACCGTCCAGCCCCCGCCCTCTCACGAGAGCGGCGGATCGCGTCCTCGTACCCGCTACGGAGACTTTCGACCTGCCCCGTGAACGCCCTCGTCTCCTCGGCAGGGCCCGTGAGTTCCCTCACGTTGGCGAGGCCGGGGTAGGCGAGGACAAGACGGCGCATTTGCCCGATCTTGGGGGAGGGGGCGCCCCTTCCCGACAACGCCGACATGAAGGAAACCGTATTAGTTCTCCTGGGCTAGTGGCCCGATTCTAACTCACAGGCTCCGTCCGAACACCATGTAGGTATCCAGCAAGCCAAAGTCGCGACTGTATTGCTGGTTGTGGAGATCCTTTGCCGCGTTCTTGATCGCGTTGTTCACGGCGAGAGTCCCGAGCGTTGTGTCTACACGAACCGACCCGCTCGCGCTCTCCGAGTAGGAGGAGGTCGAGTCGAACACGATGTCGATGTCCTCGGTGCTTCCCGTCACACCAGAGAACCCCGTCACGCGAACGCAGAGAATCGCCGTCATGCGTATCTCCTAGTAGGCCGTGAGTTCCGCCCACCTCGTTGTCACGCCAAGAGCCCAAGTCATCGCGGCGGGCCACGCCGTCGCGCCGTTCTTCACAACCCATCCCTCGTTCTGAGCGAGGATGATCGGGTGGAGCGTCTTCTCGGCTGCGTCGAGCAAATCCTCGCGGTCGAAGAGTTGGAGCCGATGCGAGGTCGTGATCGCCCCGGTCCCAATGCCGATGGTGAAGTTCCCGATCGCCTGCGCGTCAAGCGTCTTCGTGCCGGCCCCGAGAGCGGCGGTGGTGGCGATGCGGAACTCGCCGAGGAGGGTCGTCCCCATGTTCGTCCGGAGCTTCTGGTTGTTCCCGGTGAGCGTCGCGGTAGCACCACCCGTACCCGCCACCGTGAAGGAGCGAGCGACCGTGAGATCAAGCGTGACGAGCCCAGCCGCCGTCGCCGCGACATTGGCCCCGCCGCTCACGGAGACGCCCATCACCGCAGCGAGACGGGTCGCGTCCGTCCACCTGAACTGCGCGAGTTCCCCGTTCGCGGCAAGAGCGGCCCCGATGGTCCCTGTCGCCATCGCGAGGCCGTAGATACCGAGGGAGCCGTAGTCGATCGGACGCACCGTCACGCGAAGCGCGCGGAACGTCGTCCCGTCAACCTCGGCGACCGTGCCGCCGTTGCCTTGGATCTGGATGGCGATAGCTAGGCCCTCCTCAAATAGGACGCGAGGAGCCTCGCGTCAGGGATGTCCATGTGGATCGTCAACTTCGACCAACCGTACTCGATCGAACGAGCAATCTCCTGGTCGATCGCCGTAGCAAGGGCCTCGGCATCGAATCTCTCAAGCCTCGGTCCGTCTGGAGCGTCGGGAAGACACCCGTAGGTCTGAATCAGCTGAGCGATGCGGCGCTTTCCGGCTTCCTGGCTCACGACCACCTCCAAGCGACGCGCCACGCACCATAGATTCGCGTGCCCTGTCCTCCCGAGGAAGGGTTCATCGCTCCCTGGACCGATCCAGAGATACGCACGTCCGGGTTCATGCCACGAGGAGTCAGGGGCTCGTTTGTCTCGCTCGAGTTGAAGACGTAGATCGTGAACCCGTCTCCCGCCACGATGTTGCCCGCGTAGACCTTCAGCGTCTCAACCATGTGTTCGTCGGCCGAGTGGTCCGCGGTCGCGAGGGGTTGCATCCACGCCTGCACGATGGACTCGGCGGCGATGGAGCCCTGCCCAGTCACGTCAACGAAGGCGTCCGAGGCCCCCGGGAAGGCGCCGAAGTCAACGGTCGTCGAGCCGACGTTGCCGCCGCCGCCCCCACCTGAAGGCGTCGCCCACTTGAGGCCCGTAGCCTGCGCCGCGTCCGCCGTGAGAACCTGACCGTCTGAGCCGACGGGAAGCCGCACGTTGTCGGACCCGTCGCTTGCGATCACATCGCCCTTCGTCGTGGTCGGGGAGAGGGCATCGAACGCGGCGGTCTGCGTCGTTTGCCCGGTTCCCCCCTCCCCGATGTCCCAAGGAAGCCCCGTGATGTCGCCCGGCCCGTGCGTGTGGCCCGGGACGGAGGCGACATTCGCCTTCGCCTGCCCTGGCGTTGCGAGATCCCAGGCCACCGTCGCCGTGTCGGTGACGAGGCGCTCGGCGGAGAGTCCCGCGTGGAGAGCTCCAACGAGGTACTCGGCAGCCGTGGGAGCCCCGCCACCTCCACCTCCGGCCGCCGGCTCGAAGGTCCCGGTCGCGGCGTTGAAGGTCAGCACCTCCGTATCGGCCGCCCCCGTCGGGTCGATGGCGACTCCCCGAATGCTTTTCACTTGGGGAGCCTGCGCCGTCCCCGAGAGGTCTCCCCGCAACTTCACCCTCCCGGGCTTGTCGGGAGTCGCAAGCGAGGTCGCCGCATCCCTCACCCCCTTCGCGTCGAAGAGGTTGGAGATGTCGATGGGGTCCTCGCCTCCCGGGGAGGCGGGAACCATGTGGCGATTGCCATGATTGAGGATGAGCGTCTGGAGGGAGGCGATCTCCTCCTTCGTAGGGGTTCTCCTGAAGTCCTCGAAGTGGAGGCGAAGCGCCCGAGAGATCCCCTCCGCGATCGTGCCCGCGTCGAAGTTCCCGTTCTTGTCGGTGAGGTCTTCGGGCTTGATCCCGGGGAAGGGCGGTCGCGCTGTAGGCTGGACCATCTAGGGCCTCGGCTCGACGAGGGCGAAGCGCGGGATGATGGCGCGGATTGAGAAAGCGCCGTGGATCGCGCGCACGCGGAACTGGAAGTAGACGCCGTGCTGGAGCCTGTGACCAACCAATAACTGCCACGGTTTACTCGTGTTCGCGGGCGTCGTCACCTGTGGGGCCGCCGCGAGGATCTGGAAAGAGTTAGCCGAGTCCACGTCGCACTCGACCGTCGTGTCGCCCGAGATCCCCCCCGGGGTCGAGTGGACCATCGCGTAGTCCATCTCCTTCGCCATCGTCTCTGCGCCGAGCGCGGAGACGCCCCACGTCAACTGCTTCTCGTAGGAGCCGATGAGGTAGATGTCCCCGCCAACTCCAGCCGAGCCGTCGTACTCGATCGTCGTCCCCGAGGCACGCCACACCACGATCGGGAGGAAAGAGGTGACCCCTGCGGTGACCCGTTGGATGAGGCCCGCTGCGCCCCGGAGTCCATCCCCCACGGTGGGGAAGGAGCCCCCCGTGACCGTGACCGCGTTCTGAGCCTGAGTGACAGGCGTGGTTGAGGCGGACCAAGTGAGGGCCGAGGTGGGGTCGAAGGCCCCGTTGCCGGCGATCGTCCCCGTCTCGAGCGCGACGACACTCCCCATCGCCGTCATTCCAAGCAGCCGGAACTTGCCGTCGATCCCGACGCCGAGTCCCGCCGATTCGATGGGCCAGCCCGTAGAGACGGTGATCCCTCTAGCGACGAGGACCGAGCGCCCCCCAAGAGAGAGCATCTGCCCCTCGGAGGCGTCCATGCGGACGACGGTGTTCGCGTAGGTGGAGGAGGCGCCGCGAGCGAAGAGGAGCCAGACCGTCTGCCCCGGGTCGTAGACGGCCACCGTCTCGGAGGCGTCTCCCGTGAGGCCGAAGGAGCCTTCGATGCGGAGGCCCGCGTAGACCTGACGGTTGCCCGTGAAGGCGTAGATCCCCTTCCTCGTCGCGTAGGCAAGCAGCGAGTCGGCGCCCGCAATCGCCATCGGCCCCGCCGCCCCATAGGGCTCCTCCAGCGGGGCGAGAGAAAGCGAGGAGTCGTCCCCGAAGGTCCCGATCTGAGCCGAGTCCTCCTTGAAGACGAGAAGGCGCCCTCCCCAAGCCCACAGCGCCGTCACGTCCCCGCCGAGGGGGGAGCCGACTCCCTGCCTCTTCGTCGCGGGGACGGATCCCGGTTGGAAAGCGTTGCTCCAGGCGACCAAGCCGGGGCCCTCGTCGATCAGTCCCCCGTAGGCGACGCGGGACTCGGTAGCGGCGAGAGTTCGACAGTTCGGCGCCTGCGCGTTCTCGAGCGAGAGGGCCTGACGCCCCGCCAGCGAAGCGTTGCTACGAAGGAGCCTCACCTCGCCGCTCGTCCCGTCCTTCACCTCTTCGTCGAGGAAGAAGGTCCCGCCACCCGGGGTCGTGCGGTAGACGCGGCGCTCGAAGGGGCGCTCGGCGGAGACCGGGAGAGCCCCCACGATCAGCTCCGTGATGGCGTAAGCGTCCTCCTGCCCCGTCGTGGCCTGCGTCTCGATCGTCTCGATAGGAGAGGGGTTGCTCTCCTGCGCGAAGACGGGATCGAAGAAGGTGGTGACGACTTGGATGTCGCCCGCGATGTGGGGAGGGCCGTTCTGGGAGAGGAGATCGGCGTGGGGCATAGGCTCGGCGCGGTTGTCGGGCTGGTACTTCAAGTCCTGCCCGCCGGTCGTTGCCTCGCGGAAGTGAAGTGAGTTCTTCACGCGGTAGCCGCGGCCCTCGTCGTTCCCGAAGACGACGCGCGGGCGCATGTCGCCCGGACCCGTCAGGATCGCGTTGTCCTGGTCCACGTTGTTGTCGAGCGGCGCAATCGGCGGATTCTGCGGCGATCCGGCGAAGGTGACGTTCGTGCCGCCCCTTCGGATGGAGGAGACGCGGATTTCCTTGAGTTTGCCGACGAAGCCTCCGGGCTTGCTTCGAGAGAGAAGGTAGGAGCCGCCGCCGATCTCGAGCGCCCCGTCGAACTCGGGGAGAGCCGGGGAGTCGTCCGCTCCCAGCGTCCCGTTCACCGTCACCAGCGTTGCCTGAATCGCCTGGCTCGCCCCGGCGCCTTGAGCGATCCAGATGTTCGAGGTCGCTGCCCCCGTCGTCACTCCAGACCCGAAGCGGTAGACGACGAGACCGTAGACCCACTCGTTCGCCTGGAAGAGTTGCGTGGAGTGGGAGAAGGACCGAACCGCCCGATCCTTCGAGTCGAAGAAGGCGAAGAGGATCCTCCAGTCCACCGTCCCCGTCGGGTCGAGCCAGACCGAGAAGTTTCCCTCGTCGGTCTCGTTCGCGCGTCGCAGCACGAGCGGCATCCGCTCGCGAGGGGCGTTCGTGTCGATCTTGAACCAGCCGTCCACCATGATCGCGACGCCGCTGTTCGCAGCCCCGCTCGGCTTCTTCCCGAATGCGACGAGAGGAAGTTTGAACTCAGCGGCAGTAGTGGCGTCGTCTGGGAAGATCCCCTCGGGTGGATTGGAGACCGCGTAGGAGATCCAGTTGATCCCGTAGAAGCGAAGCGAGCCTCCGGTCGATGCTCCGGTGCCAACCGTGTTGAAGAGAGTGTTGTCAGGGATCTCCGTGTCGAACCACGGCGAGCGGGAAAGCGAGAGTGCGGGCTTGTTGAGCGGGGGAAAGATCCCCGCTCGTCCGGCCGTGGTTCCGTTCCACCTCTCGGGAGGCCCCACGCTCGTCGTGTAGACGGCGGTGTCGAAGATCGTCGCTTCCGAGGGCCGAGGGGTTCGCTTCGAGGGACCGATGCGCGGGGAGACCTCGAGGAGCGGGGGGCTCGTCACCTCGGCCAGCGTGTCGGGGTCCGCAACAGTCTCCGCGAGGGCGAACTCTTCTCCGAGACCGCAGTCCACGAACCGGGATGCCCCGCTGTTCGTAAGCGTGGTCGGGGGAACGAAATCCCCCGCGCTCGGGGCGGAGGTCGTGAGCTTCACCTTCTCGATCAGGCCGCCGAAGGTCTCCGTCCCCCGGCCCGTGGTCGAGCGCCGGCCGATGCGGAACGTCGAGTGAGCGCCGGGGAAGACCATCGCCCCGCCGTCGTTCCCGACTTCCTGGCCGTCCTGCCACATGCGGATCGTGCCGGTCCAGTCCCCTCCCCACTTGAGGTGGATCCTCCTCCCTCGAGGAAGGGTCTTCGACCCGGCGATGGCCGTCACCCCATCGGCCATGTCCATCCGGCCGTTCAGGATCCCAAAGCGGGCGCCAGCGATAGTGAGGAGAGGGCGTAGCCCGTCGATCAGGTCGAGGATGACGTGGGCCTCGATGGAGAAGGTGGTCGAGTTGACGACGCCCGTGACAATCACTCCGTCCTGGGGGTGACGGAAGTGCATGTAGCGGATACCGTCCACGAGGCGTCGTCGATCGTCGAACTCGGCGGCCCCGAAGCCCCCGAAGGCGAGCCACGCCGACCGTTCCGTCGAGGGGGAGCGGAAGAAGCGCATCCCCGTCCCGGGGTTGTCGCGGTCCTCCCGAACGAAGCCGATCGCCCACTTCGGCTGCGCCGCATCGGGGGAGGCGAACACGCGAGCGCCGGGGGCCGTCCCGACGAACCAGCGCACGGGAAGCGCCGTCTTCTCCCAGCCCGTGACTTCCGTGAGGGAGGAGGTCGTCGTAGAGGGCGGAGCGGAGCCGAAGTCGAGATCAAGCGTCTGCGGCCGTGCGTAGCCGAGAAGGTGAGGAACCGCCCACCGAAGGCTCGTCCCGGTTCTCCCGGTCCACGCGGTAGCAAGCGTGGCGGTCGCGGCGGCAACGACCGAGGTGACGCCGAGCCCGACGGGAGTCTCGCTCCTCGTCTGCTCCCCCGACTTCGTGAAGGTCTGCTCCAGCCGAACGAGGAGTCCCTGCCCCGCCGCTAGGAGGTTTTGCCAGTTCGTCTGCGCCGTGACCGTAGCCGAGCCGTTAACGAACGAAGCCACGCGAGGACGCCCCGGCTCCTCCCACTCTTCTTCCTTCCACGCCCGGCCGTACTGCGCGAGTTGCGCGGTTGTCGGGGCGCGGGTGTAGATGCGGACGGTATCGACGAGGACAGGGAGCGGCGAAGCAACGTCAGCGTCCTTCGTGTTAGTCGCGAAGCCGGCCCCCACCCGAAGGTAGTCAGGAGCGACGCCCGCAACGCCTCCCGTAGTGTTCGCGACTGAGCCATCCGATGCTCCATCCAGGAAAACCGCGAGGGTCCCAGCGCGGATCTTCCTCAAGCCTACGACGTGGCGCTCCCCGGTCGTGACCGTGGTGGCGCCCGTCGCCGTGATGGTAGTGGCCCCGTTCACGATGGAGACCCGCAGGACGGGGCCAGCGACAAGTTCGATTCTTACCCGGAGCGACCCGCCAGCAGGCGGCGATCCGAAGTTCGCCTTGATCCCTTCCATCAGAATCCCGAGTCTCGTCTCAAGCAGCGTGAACCCGACCTCGAAGCCGACATCCGTGTCGGTCGCCGCTGGACCCCCCACGTTCCAGTTCGCCTGCCACTCGGTAGCGAACTCGCGCGAGGTGAGGTCGGCCTGGAGGAAGGACCACAGGCCATCGCAAGCGAGCGCGACCCCCGTCTCGCCCGATTCGCCCTCGGGGGAAGAGGAGTCCACCACGACGCCCCCCGTAGGACCGAAGACGGCGGGGAGGTGCGGGCGCTTGGCGTCCCGGCAGAACCGCTCCCCCGCCTCGTCCATGCGGATCAGGGAAACGAGGTTCGCGGCGTTGACGTGCTGGTTGTTGTCCGTCCCTTCCTGAACGTCGGCGTGGAGTTTCCTCCCCGCCCACTTCGCAATCTCGGTCGCCCCGACGTTCGTGTTGAACGCGCGGAACTCCTCGATGGCGAAGTTGAAGGCATGATCGACGGTGTTCCCCCCCTCCGTCGTCGGGCAGATCCCGAGGATGAAGGCGTCGCTCGGCGGAAGGATGTCCCCCGCGATCGTCCCAATCTGCGACCCGTCCATGTAGACGCGGACCAGGTTCGCCGTGTCGTCCGAGACGATGGAGACCCACCGCTTCTGATGGGGCTCGCCCCCGCTGCTCGTGACGCTGGAGACCCCCGGCACGCGGACGGTGACATCCCCGTTGATCGTCCCGAGGACGTGGATCGTCCCGTTGCCGGTCGTGCGAGGCCCCCACTTCGCCAGACCCGCGAGAACCGTCGTTCCCCCCGACCCCAGCACGAGGTTCTCCATCTCGGGGCGGTAGCCGAACTCGATCGTCCAGTTGCGGGGAAGCGCCGCGCTGATGAGTTTCGAGAGGGTCGGGACGAGGAGGTAGGGACCGAGGCGGGAAACCCCGTCGTACTCCTTCCCGAATCGAAGCGCGAGCCGAGGCGCCGCCGTCCGGGTGAGAACCTTGTAGCCCTTCGCCGTGTCGCCCGAACCCTTGGCGACGACGGTGTGTTGCGTACCCGCGAGCTCGAAGGGGCTGATCTCGGTCGGGGCGACGCGATCGTGGAGTCCCCCGTGGGGACGAAGGGCGAAGGCTTCCGCCGGATGCGGCATCTCACCCCTTGGCCCGCCTCACGGCACCCTTGGCCCTGTAGTGGGATGCCATCCCCTTCGCGCGGGACTCGCGGGCCTTCTTGTAGGCGATGGCCGAAGCGACCTCGCGTGCCTTGGAAGCCGACTTCACGGGGACGTTCCCGATCTTCCCCTTGCGCCTCGCGCTGCGGACCAACTCGCGGACATTGGAGGAGATCGTCGCCTTGGAGGAACCGGAAGCGAGCGGCATCCATTCACCTCAATCGAAAAAGGGGCGCACCCACCATGCCCCGCTCGCCCCCCGAAGGCTGTTCGAGGGGGTCCGCGAAAGCCGAGATCGTCGTGCGCCCCGCCATGTGCCTACCAAAAAGTTTCATCTCCTCGTGTGTCAAGGATTTCGAAGCGAAGCCCATCCACCCGCTTGTCGATCGCTCGCCTGAACCGATCCTCCGCCTGATCCAACTCCGGCTTCACGGCCTGCGCGCCTCGAGGGTTGTTCTCGGCGGAGAAGGCCGAGTAGAGAGCCTTGACCGCGATGAAGGAGTGCGTGTCCTCGGGCCACGGAGGGACGACGGCGAGCGTGTCCCCGTTCGCCGTCCCCGTGAACCCCGAATCCAGCGTGAGGACCGCCCCCGCCTGGGAGATGACGTTCCTGCGCTGCCCGATTCCTGTCCCGCTCGTCACCTCGACCGAGACCCCTGCGAGAGCGTCCGTCCTGACGACGACGTTCTCGTTCAGCGTGGAGGCGGTGTCGGGGATCTTCTCGATCGTCGGGGTCGTGCTGGTGGGACCCGCTCCACCCACCGCGAAGCGGGCGCGGAAGAGAGGCTGCGCGCTTCGCTGATACTCGATCTCGGTGCGCGTAACGTCGCCCGCGTTGACCCATCCCCCCTTGAGCGAGAGTTGGCGCCCGACGATGCGATAGCGAGGCTGGTCGGAGCGAGCGTCCGAAACGTCCTCCACGGGCCGCACGGGGCGAGCATGAACGAAGGCCCCCGTCCCCTTCACGAACCGCACGTCGAGGATCGCCGCGATGTCGTCGGGGAGGAAGGGAAGCGTGGTGGGGATCGTCCCCGCCACCGTGAAGGTGCGAAGGAGGTAGGTCGAGTCCCCCGACCTGGCGATGGTCGCCGCGTAGTCGTTGGCGTCGTTCAAGAGCCGCATCCAGTCGATCGGCTGGAATGCGCGGCTCTCGAAGTCGCGCGAGCGAATCTGGCAATCGCGCAGCAGGTCGGCCGCGTTCACTCGGTAACGAGCCTCCAGCGTCCAGGGGAGACCTCGGCCCACACCGCCTTGCCGTCTTCCGTGCGCTTGATGCGAAGGGGCGGGCGCTTCACGTTCCTCCCGCCGCCAGCGATCGTGCGGTTGTAGAGGCAGTAGGGCTTCTCCCCCTTGAAGTAGTAGGTCATGTCGTCGATCTCCCTCTCGTCCCTGCGCTTCTCCTCCTCCAGCTCGTGACGCTTGCCCTTCACGAGCGCCCTGTGGAAGTTGCCGGACTCCTTCCAGTTGCGGATGAACTCCAGGTTCTCCCTCGTGGGAGCGCCCTGGACGAGTTTGACAGGTCCGTCCATGTCTACCTCGGGAAGAGAACCTTCCCCGGCGCCACGCAGAGCGAGGTCACCCACACCCAATCGAAGAAGCCGGGGGGCATCTCGCCGACCAAATCGAACTCCGAACTGGAGCCGGAAACGACGTGAGGATTCTTCATGGCCCGCGGGTGCGAGACGGTTCCATCGCTTCCCGCGAAGGACACGATGTTGAACTCCTGCTCGAACCTCAGCATCCGCTTGTGGACCGGGTTGAAGAGCGGGTAGATCAGCATGGAGGCGATCTGCTGGATGGTCGGGAGTGCGAGATTCGCGAAGGGCGTCCAGTAGGGGAAGCACAGGACGCTCCCCTCCTCAATGTCATTGATCGAGTCGATGCGCGTGCGAAGTCCGAAGTCGATCGTGCAGTAGTTGGGGATGAGGATGGTGTCGGAGTTCGTTCCCGACCGTTCCCGAATCACCATCTTGTAGAGGCGGCTCCAGGCGTTCTTCGTCTGGAACGCCTGCGTCACCGGAAGGCGAGCCCAGTTCGCGTTGTTGATGCCGCCGCCGCCCCTTCCGAGGCAGAAGTTGTTGGGAAGAGGACCCTTCACGAGCCAGTCGTGCGCGCTCGCGGCGTAGACGCCGTTGCCTGGGACGGGGATGCCCGGCCCGATCGTCTTCAACGAGAAGTGCGTCCCGTCGCTGACGGTGACCGCCCAGACCCCGTTCGCTGCCGTGTTCCCGAGGACTCCGCCGATCGTCACCACGTCATCCGTCGCGAGCCCATGCGCGGTCGGTGTCGTGTCGATGACGATGGGGGTCGCGTTCGTAGCGCCCGCGATCTCGACGTAGATCTCGGTGCCGCCGTTGGGGTTGTAGAAGGCGCTCGCGATGGGCCTCGCCGCGAGGTCGTTGCCGTGGTTGTTCCCGGCAGGGATGTTCGGGAACAGGGCGTTGTCGTAGCCCCAAGCCGTCCAGCCGGGCTGTTTCTCGTTGGTGAGGCCCTGGAGAGTCACCGTCTCGATGATGTCCACGCCTCGAGGGGTGCGTCCGTAGACATCGAAGACGAGAGTGGGGTTTGCGCCGATGTCGCCTGCGACATGGAAGGCGAGCCTGCGCGCCCCCGTGATGAAGCTCTCCGGGCTCACCGCGGAATCTGCCTTCGGAGCGCCACGGAAGAAGTAGGTCGCCGGGAGCGAGATCGCCCCGACCTTGATCGCCATAGAGTCGTGCCCGGGCGCCCCAGCCCCGGCGCCCCCTGGCATGTCGGGAAGGCCGCGGATCAGGTAGTCCCCTCCCGGACTCGTCCCCAGCCCGCCCGCGCCAAGCCTTACGCGCGGAGCCGCCATCGTCCAGCCCGTCGTGTTCGCCTGATCGGGCATGAGCGGCATCGGCATATAGTTGTGAGGCCCGACGAACGTCTCGTCCCCGAGACCCTGCCGAAGGATCTCGTGGAGATTTCGGGCGATGATGGGCACGGAGCGATGCCCGAGCTAGCCGGCCGTCTCGATCCCCAAGTCGCCTTGCGCCGTGACCGTCGCGAAGCCAATCTTCATCAGCTTCGGAACCCAAACGCGCCGGATCTCGTTCGTGTCCATCGCGAAGTGCGCGAGCGTGTTCGGGGTCACCTCCGTCGGAGTGAGCGGACCCGGAGCTCCACCGGAAACGTCGCCCAGGGTGAAGCCCGTGGCTTCGTTCGGATCGCAGAGGTTCCCCGCCACCTCATCGCCGGAGAACTTCGTGTTGACTCCGTTCGCGAAGTAGGAACCCTCCACATCGTAGGCTTGGGGGTTCGTGCGAGTAAGGCTCGTCTCGTACTGCGGCCTGAACTGCTGGAGGCGTCCCCGGAGGCGGTTGGGGCCGTACCACTTGAGGAAGTAGGCCCCCGCCTCGAGGAAGACGATCAGATACGTCGTGGCGGCTGCGACCGGGACCCCGACGATGCGGCGGATAGCCTTCGCGCGATCTCCCACGCCAAAGGCTCCGCCCTCTCTCCATCCCTCGAAGTCGCGCCCCATCGCCTTCCAGGTGGTGAGATGCGTGACGGTATCGGTGTCGCGACGCCAGTCGGGGTGAACGCCCGAGGCAGTCGTGCGGCCGTAGTTGAAGTGGAGGAAGCTGAGAGCCATCGGCTAGGCGCGGAAGGCGAGATCGACGATGTTCGACTGGAGGGTCTGAGGAAGCGGGGCGCTCGCGGGGTCGATGAAGACAACCGCGTTCTCGGCAGCGTCCCACCGAATCGCAAAGCCCGATCCGAGCCCGCCGACGAGCGACCCCGCCGCCGGATCGTCGAGGTGAGATCCGAAGTTGACGAGGATCGCCCCGCTGTCGAAGTCGAGCATTCCACCTCGAGCGACGACGACCTCTCCCGTCGCCCCACCCACGCCGTTCCCCACCACGTCAGCGTAGGGGAACTTCGGCTGGCCGAGAGTGATCGTGGTGCCGGAGGTGGCCTTCGCGATGTAGGAGCCGTTCGCGTTCGTGTTGACGAGATGGTTCTGAATGATGATCTGGTCGCCCGTGAAAACGCCGTGCCCCGAGGGGACCGTGAGAACGATCGGGGTCGCGTTCGTCGAGGAGGTGATCGGGACGGTGTATCGCTCCTGACGCGGAGGCCGCCTCGGAGTCCAGGGAACGCCGTGCTTGATCTGCTGGAGGAGACCGAAGTTCGGGGTCGCGTTCCAGGCAGCCGGGACGCCCGGGCCGAGCTGGATCAGGTCCGAAGCCTGGAGGCTCGTCCCGGTCTCGATGCGAAGGAAGTCCACCAGCCCATTGCAGCAATGGTTCGTCGGGAGGTGGTAGGCCGTCGAGATCGTCGTCACGTTCCCGGTGTCCCACGTCTCCACGTACACGTTGTCGAACATGTCGTGGTAACTGATGGTCGCCACGAGACGGCGAGTACCGGCCCCGCCTGAAGACACGAGCGCGATCGTCGGGGTCCTCGGGAACTGGAGAAGGCGCCCCTGCGTGAGCGTCGAGGCCCCGTTCGTGGTCCCGAACCCGCTGTTGAGGATCGTGCGGGGCGTCCCATCGTTCGTGCTGATGAGCCACGCCGAGTTCGTGGCGGGGAAGATGGTGAAGCGGTAGGGGTGCATCCGAAGGAGCCCCCCTGCGCCTCTTTCCGGAATGGGCATGTCTTTCTCGCTTCGGGGCTGTGGGGGAGGGGCGATCCCCTCCCCCGTTGCCCCGTCAGGTTAGATCGAGATGTCCGCGACCTTCGCGGTCTCGCGGATGCCACGCCAGATGGAGCCGCCCGTGCGCGCACGGGAAACCAGGTTCCACGGGAAGATCAGGATGCCCTCGTACTGCGTCCCGGTCTGCGGGACGAGGTGAAGGACGTTGCCGTCCATCCCCGCCCAATGCGGCGGGCCTTGCTGGTTGGGGGCGAGACAGTCCTCCCGGCCGCAATACATGAAGCCGGTCTGCGGCGGGCAGGACCGCGAGAACATGAGATCGACGCCGTCGATGTTCATGCTCTTGAAGTCGATCCCGAGCTTGTCGGCCCGGCTCGTGTCGTTGTACCGCTTGTCCGGGGTGAACAGCGACTCGGCGATCGAGATGGAGACCCCGTGCGATGAGACGAAGCGCGAGGGCTTCTCGCCGAAGCGCCGCACGATCGTCAAGACCATGCGGTGAAACTTCTGAACGTCGAAGGGCGCGGGAGCCGCCGAGTCGTTCAACACGAACCCGGCCCAGTTGTCGGCCGTGGCGACCGTCAGGGGGTTGCCGAGCGTGGTCGCAAACTCGTAGTTGTTCACGTCCGAGAACCAGCGGTAGAGGCCCTCGGGCGCCTTCCCTCCGCTCTGCGTCCCCGCCCCGCAATCGGTGTATTGGCCGACGTTGGCTGCGGCGAGCGCGATTCTCGTTGCGGCCCCAGCCGGGGCGCCGCTGAACCCCGAGAAGACGAGGTAGTCGTTCGCCACCCACGGCGCCGCGACGGTGGAGAAGTTCCCATCGAGCGTCACCGTGTTCGGCGTGACATCGCGGTTGATGCTGACGATCTGCGCGACCCCCGTGCGGAACGTGGGAGTCACCCCAGGCACCGCGGCGGAAACGAGATCGCCGGGCTTCAGGTAGAAAGCGCCCTGCTCGTCGGCGGCGGCAGGCGAGTTCGCCGGTCCGCCCGCGTCCGCGACCGTGATGACGGAGTTCGCCACGTTGGTCGCGTTCGTCGTGAGACGGCAAAGCCGCGCCGAGCCGTCGAGGAAGGAGTAGGTCTGGATGCGGTCCCCGACCTCCTGCGCGCCCTCGAAGACGTAGATCGCCTGCGCCCGCTCCCACGACCCTTCGCGGGAGGCGGAGGCCGCCATCTGCTCCTCGGTCACGTCGAAGTAGAAGAACGTCCTCTTCGTGAAGGACTGGCCCTTGGCGAAGGTGGGGACGTTCGTGTCGGGCATCGGCTCACGCTCCGCCCTGTTACCGACAGCGGAGCGGGGTCCCCTGAGAATCAGCGGGACATCGAGCCCCTGCCCGAAGACATCCAGCGTCGGGGACATGAGGCCAGCGGGCCGAAGGAAGTCCAGCACACGGTTCACCCGGTCGTACATCATCGGGAGCGTCTGCTGGCGCTTGAGCGCGTTGTTGAATGCCGTGATTGCGGGTCCGGCAGATCCAGTCGTCGGCACTATTTCATCTCATTCAGCCTTCGCTTTGTTTGGTGGCTAACGAATCTCGGCTGGTGGTTCCTGTAGATCGGTCAGAGGCCGAAGCGGGCCTTGGTCATCTCGTCGGAGAGCATCCCCGCGAAGGCGTCCTCCTGCTGCTTGTTCGTCATCTTCGAGGGGTCGAAGTTGGGAGGCGGACCTCCCTGGAGACCCGCCGTGAGGATGAGGCGGCGCCCGCCCGGGTCGAGAGCCTCGACGTACTTCTTGCCGATCTCGCCCGAAGCGGCGAGAAACGCCTTGGCCTCGGCTTCGGTGGCGACCTCCAGGCGTTCCCCCGTGCGAAGCGAACGCTCGACTCCAAGGCGCGCGACGGCATCCCCGATCGCCCCCTCGAAGTAGGTGGGGTGGACCCTCAGCGCGATGGGCTTCGCCTCGGCGGTGAGACGGCCGTAGGTCCGATCCATGTCGGCCTTGGCCTCACGCTCGGCCTCCCGAGTCGCGGCAGCCTTGAGGGAGTCGAGGGCTTCCTTGCCCCCGAGGGCCGCGAGCACCTGTGCCGTGATGTCGGGTGTCGAGGGGACGGTGGCGGGAGGGGTCGTCGCCGCGGCGGGGAGCGTAGGAGTCGGGGCCGAGGGCGCGGGGGGTGCGGGGTTGAAGACGCCCTCGAGCCTCGTCAGCACGCCCGGGTCTGCCTTGAAGGTCTCCATGAGTCGGTTGATCCCCAGCGCGAGGCCCGGATTGCGCTCCAACTGCTCGTCGATCCAGCCGTCCGAGTCCGGCGGCGGCGTCGAGGCCGGGGACGCGGGGGCGCCAGCGGCAGGAGTCGGCGGCGCGGCTGCGGGCGGCGTGGCGGTGGGATTCGGTTCCTCGGGCATCGTCTCACCTCACCGGGAAGCCGTGCTCGTCCGTGTTGGGCGGAGGCCCCTCGCGGACATAGCGGGCGTTGACGTTGAAGACCGAGCTCCCGACTCCCGCGGCGTTCGCCGGGAGCGCCGCGCCACAGAAGTTGCAGGGAGGGATGACGCCACGGATCGCGGCTCGCCTGTCGTCCTGACCGGGGCGGAGCCGATGCCAGTTCGGACCCGAGATGAGGTCGATGACTTCCGGCGTCGAGGGGTGTTCGCCCGTGGACCAAGCCGCGACGTGCCCGTTGGGACACTCGATCCAATGAGCGGTCGTCCCCTCGGGGAGCGTGGGCGTGGGGTACTTGATCTCCCTCGCGGGAAGCGTCTGCTTGGCCCCGACTCCAGGCGTCGAGAGGACCCGCCCGTCCTTCGTCTGGACGGTGATGGAGGGGGACCCGACGGTCTCCACGGCCTCGACTCGCTTGGCGAGCGAGTCCACGCTCGCTTTCACCTTCCCCATCTCCGTCCCCATGACGGCGACGATCATGTCCTTGATGACATCGAGTTGCCGAAGCGTCGCCTTCTGCTCGGAGGCGTAGCGATCAGCCCTCTTCCTCATCCACGTCTGTCGAGCCTTCTCGCCTTTTGCGGATAGGCCCGCCGGGGGAAGCGCCTCCGTGGTCTGCGCCGTTGTCTCGTCCATGCTCAACCTTTAGCGGCTGGTGCCGGGGTTTCTACTGCCCCTTGCGGACCGCTGTCAACAGCCATTTCCATAGCCAACTTCAACTGCTCGGCTTGGGCCATCCTGTGCGCCGCATCGTGGCGCAGGATACGGGATTGGGATTCTGGGTCCAAACGCTCCCACTCCGGGGACTTGCGGAAGAGGTCGGTGACGCGGATGTGATCGGGGTGAACGTCGTTGTCGTTGATGGGGACCTCTTGGCCCTGCGTCTGATGGATTGGGTCCCCGATCATCTTGAGGATCTCGCGTTCCTGGAGTTCAACATCCGCCGTCATGGTGCGGACGGCGAGTTCGGAGCCGGGGAGGTTGTACCCCTTGAGGACGATCGCGCGGTCGGCTGGAGTCTGGGGGAGGAGGAAGCCGAACTGAACGAGGTGGTCGATGTGCCCCTTGGCGATCGTCTGCGAAGTCATGGAGTTGGGGACGAGATCGACCTCGAGCCTGACCTTCCGCATGAGGTCGTGCGCGCGGAAGCGGACGAACTCCTCGCCCGACCCCACCGGCAGCGTCCTCTCGTCAACCGCGTGGCGCCGCAGGAGCGAGAGGATGTTCTCGTAGACCTTCACCCAGGACCGCTTGAGACCCTTCAAGATCGGGGAGTGGGTGCGCTGCGTCCCGATCTGCATGATTTCGAGCTGATCGCCCGAGCGGATGTTCTTCTCGGCAGGCCCCCCGGCCCAGGATGCGTGGACCTTCGCGATGCGGTCGAAGTCCGCCATCATCTCCGCGAGCTCGTGGTGAAACTCTGGATCGGGGTTGGGGAAGCCGAAGGCTTCGGGCTTGGTGGCGTTGGCGACATCGCCCTCCCACTCGAGCACGGTTCCCTGCCCGTTCTCCATCCGGTGTTCCTTGAACCGGACCCCCTTCTGCGCGAGCACGCGGGCGGTGTACGCCTTCTGCCTCCACTCGAGGCGGCGGCGCACCGTGTCGTTGATCGCCCGCTGCGGGTGCATGAGGTCATCGACGACCCCCTTCCACCAGAACTGCCCCGGCTGATAGCGGAAGCCGAACTTCACGATGTCGTCGTGATCGCAAGGCCCCACGTCCAGAACGTAGCCCCCGCTCTCGATCCCATGCAGGCCGCGAGCGTTCGGCCCTTGCGGGAGCATGTGAAGTTGCGTGAGCGGGATGTAGTCGGAGTCGAGCCCCGTGTTCTGGTAATCCGAGGTGTAGAAGCCGAGCGACTTGCCGGAGACGCCCGCTCCCATCTGGAGGATCTTTCGCTCCCAGGACTCCTGCCCGTAGAGGGGGAATCCCTTGGCAGAGGGGAGGGAGGCCGCGACTTCCCCGAACATCCCTCGCGCCCCCTCGCGAGAGATCATGTGGAGCCTCGCCCACCAGGGGCAGCGAAGCGGCTCGAGGTCGGTCGCCGCGAAAGGGACGTAGAGTTCGAGCGGCCCCACGACCTGCGCGTCGATGTCGCCGGACTTCATCTGTCGCACGGCGATCTGCCCGTCGGGGGTGGGCTGGACGGTGAGGATGTCCTCCCCGCTCATGGCGTTCCATGAGGTCGTGAGGAAGGAGTTGCCCGTGGTCGCGGCCCACTCGATCGTCTCGTCCCACTTGTCGTCTAGGCGAAGGAGGTGGTGGTAGGCACGAAGGACGTTCGTTACCGCGATGGCGGCGTACTTCGCGTCCAGCGTGTCCTCCATCGGGTACGCCTGGACGATGGGGCGAAACTCCTGCATGAGCCCCACGATCGCATCGACGACGCGCTGGACGTGGTTGCGGGTGAGGTACTGCCTCGACTTCGGGATCGGGATTTCCTGGAGATCGGGATGGTCCCGGGAGACGTAGAGGTCCTGGAATCCGCGGACGAAGGCGAGGTTGAGGAAGATCGAGCGGTTGACGTAGGCTTTCTGCGTCCACAGCAGCGAGTAGCGTCCGTAGCGGCGAACGTAGTCGAGGAAGATCGCCTCAGCCGACCCGGGGGGATAGAGCGCGGCTCCCTTCGGATCCGCTTCGATCTCGGTGGAGGCGATCTGGACCATCTACTAGCCGGGGCGGTTGAACATCGCCGCCGTCTCGGAGTCGGGAAGGGGCTCCTCTTCCCGACGCATGGGGCCACCGTTCTCGCCTGGAGGCGGGAGCGCCACGGTCTCGCTTCGCGTGCGTTCGATGGCGCGGGCGAAGCCGTACTCACGCGAGCTCTTGGACTTCCTCAAGAGGACAAGCCGCTCGATGGTGCGGTCCTTCGAGCGGTTCGAGAGCGCCATCGCCGCGAGAGCGCAGGCCGCGAGAAGGATTCCCGAGAGAAGAACGGCGGTGTCCATGTCTACCTCAAGCGTAGGCGACCCACTCCGGCTCGGCGGCGTCCGTCTCCAGAGACTTCACGCGCTGCGCTTCCTGTTCCCAGATCCAGCTCGAGCGATCCCTCACGATGACGGGGGGTGCCGCGTCCGTCGGGACCGCGATGGGCTTGTCCCCGTACTTCTCGGCCCGCACCGAGCAGGCAATCGCGAGAGCGATGGCGAGGTCGTCGGGGCCATCGGCCGTCCCCATCTTTCCCTCCTCGCTGTAGATCAGGTTCCCGGGGCGGACCTGCTCCCACAACTTCCTGTCGTGGACGGCGATCCCCCACTTCTCGCCTGCAAGACGCATCTGCTCGATCGCGTTGTCGCGGCTGGAGTGGTAGGTGGGGAAGCCGAGTTTGAAGTCGTTTCGAGAGGCGATGTAGGACCCGTAGAGGTTCAACTGCGAGCCCCGAAGTTCCTGGAGTACGGCGATCCCGAAGGTGTTGTTCTCGATGGCGACGATGGGCTTGCCGCCGACATCGCCCCTCGCGTAGAGCATGGCAAGCGAGGCGATGGCGAGGGCAAGCCTATGGGGAGCGAGCCAGCCGTCCAAGACCGCCGCGACGTTCCAGTCCTCCGCGCGAATCACGACGACCGCGCAGGGGTTCCCCCCCTCGACGCCCTCCGAGGGGTCGCACCCGAGGATGAAGCGCCCCTTCGTCCCGGGGGGAAGGTAGTGGCGGGCGACGGCGCGGAGACGGGTCACTAGCCGGAGACGGCGCTGATCCCCTCGGGGGCCTTGGGGTTCGCGGCGTCGATCGACACCTGCGCGGACTCGAGCCCCCGCGAGGGAGCCGAGTTGGTCTCGACAGGGCAGGGCATGATCCCGGAGGGGACGCCCGTCCCGGGCTGCGCGTTGGGGAGGCCCTGAGTCGGCACCGGGGCGGCGGCGTAGGGGTTCGTCGGGTTGATCGCTGCGCTCTTCGAGGGATTGGAAACGTGGTCAGGCTTCATAGGCGTTGGGTTCTACCTCACTCATTCGTAGGTCGCAACGGACAAAGGCTCCATGACGGTCCTCTCCATCTTCTCGCCCGCTTCTTCCGAGAAGAGGCTGGAGCCTTCCAAAGCGTAGATCGTCCCGTGGAGGCGGGCCTCCTCGAGCATCTTGTCGTGCGAGTAGGCTTCCCGCATCCGCTCGTAGTTCTCCGCGCTGATGTAGGGGTTGTCCCGGGTCGTCGCTTCCGAGACGTTGAGGCGGGTGCGTCTGCCCTCCTTGAAGGGCCGGTAGACGCGACGGTTCCACCAGCCAACCGCGGTTGACTTCGGCGGGAAGGTGGCGGCCCCGATGAGGGGGAGCCCTTGGGAAAGGCGCATCTGCATCTCGTCGTAGGCCGCCTCGGGGCAAGGCTCGTCCAAGACCCCGAGCGTGATGCGGGCGGCGGTGAGGGAAAGCGCCTCGCTGCTCGGGCGTCTCCCCTTCGCCTTCAACTTCCTCGCGAGCCCCGAGGTCCCCCGCACGAGGAACTCGCTTCCCGTGTCGAAGACATAGGGCTCTTGCGCGCCCTTCACCTTCGTCGCCCATTGGACGACTTCCTCGGGGTCGATGAAGGGGGCCTGTCCGAGCGTCGTCTTCCCGTAGAACAACTTGTCCTCGACGGAGCCCTTGGCGACGATCGAATCGGGGGCGACGTACCAGACGACCGCGGGCTTCGGCATGTCGCGGTGGTAGGGGCCGGGGACGTAGCCGCGAACGACCGAGGCGATGATCCAAGCGAGGGCTTCCGTCTTCCCCAGCGACCCTCCGCCCGTGAGCCAGGACTCCTTCCCGTTGAGCCACGCTTCGATGAAGTCGCGCTGCGGGGAGCGGGTGAGGCCGTCGGCCTTGTGCTGTGCGCTCGCGCAGTTCTTCCCGGGACCGCACGCGGAACACGCCACCCACGGGCGCCAGTTCACCCACCGCAGGTAGCCCGGGGGATCCTTGCTCACCACGCGAGAAAGGCTCCCGGCTCGGACGTAGGTGGTAAGGAGGGAGAGTTCAGATGATGGATCAGGAGTGAGAAACCGAGCCGGGAGCTTCGATTCAAAGGGCCGTCCTCCCCGGTTACCCGGGGACCCCCCCTACGTTTCGGGTCGAACGGACGCGAGGGAGTTGCGCCGTGTGAGGAGTGGCGAAGGTCGCCGGACGGCTTCATGGACAGGAGACCGTGTGCCCGCTGGTGATTCCGTCCTCGGGGCCACCCTTCCAGTCGAGTCGAGCCCACCAAGGCTGGCCCGGCTTCGAGGGCCAGGTGACCGAGAGCCAGACCTCGCCCCCGACGCGCTTGGCTTGGATCAGGCCGTAGACGGTCTCGCCCGTGGGCGTGAGCCAGTAGGCGTGGAGGGTGAGCGGGTCCGTGGAAGCGAGTGCCTGCGCTTCGATGCGGACCTCGCAGGGGTCCTCCTCGATCCAGGCGGTGACGAAGGGCGTGGTCTGAAAGCGCGGCAGCGGCGTCACGGCTTCGACGGCGAGGAGGCCGAGCGCCGAGCCGAAGAGGAGAGCGATGAGGAGTCGCTTCACTTGAAGAGTTCCGTGTTGACGTACTCCGCTCGCGTGAGACTCCACCAATCCTCGGCGAGCCCCGAGGTGACGTACTCGTAGGGCATCCAGCCGTAGCCGCCCTGCCCCCAGCTCGTCCCCCAGGAGTTGCGGATCAGGAGCGCCCCTGGCTTCCCGCCGATGATCCGCCCGTCGTCGTAGCCGCAGGCGACGACCGCATGCCCGCCCAGCAACGACTCCCACGGTGAGGGGTAGGGGATGTCCATCTTCCCGTCTCCCGGCGAGGGGAAGGAGTCGTAGACCGGGAAGCCGAACATCGAGGGGAAGCCGAGCGAAAGGTGGCGCTTGACGGAGGGGAGGACCTCCGCCAGCGGCTTTCCCGCCGGGTCGTGGCGGTAGTAGCGGACGGTCCGGAAGCGTCCCGCCATCGCGTAGTGCATGGACTTCGGCTCGAGGTCGAAGCGCGCGATGTCGTAGGGGTAGTGAGCCTCGGGTGGCGCCCCGAACAGCACGAGCGCCTTCATGGTGTCGCGCATGTAGGCGCCGGTGTCGCCCGTGACGCCCATGAGGTTTCGAGTCGCCTTGTAGAGAAAGAGGCGGGAGGCGTTGACGAAGGAGCCGTGCGCCCGCTTCTCGTAGTATTCGAGGAGGCCCACCGCGGCGTTCGCCGTGCAGGAGCCAAGGTCGCCTTGATCCTCGATGGGGGCGCACCACGGGCGCAGGTCCACGGTCTTGCCCGCTTCGAGTGGCGCCGACGCTTTCACGGGGAGGATCTGCGGCGAGAAGTCCCGGATGTCCGGGAGGTCGGGGCGCCAGCCGAGACGAGAGCGGCGAGGGTCGCTCAAGGCTGTAAATATCCGATCTCGTCAAAGTTGGTCGAGTTCGCGTACGCGGCCTCTAACGCCGCCGCGCAAGCCTCGATCTTCGTGGAGGTCGCCCGATACGCCGACAGCCCGGGGTAGGCCCAAAGGTTCCCGCCTCGCGGGAAGCGCCCCGTGCCGTCCTGGAGAATCGCGTCCCAGATCATCCCGTCGTCACGGCAGAAGCGGGTGAGTTCCAATCGCGCTTTCTCCGCCGCATTCGCCAGCGCCGGGATCTCCGTCAGGCGGTGAGCCATCGCGAGCGTGCCGGAGACGTGGGACTCCGAGAAGGGGAAGAAGATGTAGGACTGTCCCCCTGGATTGAAGCCGTGGCTCCCATATTTTCCCATTCCCGGCGAGAGGATCGAAAGCGAGTAGAGGGCTCCGTCGGGCGTCGAGAGAGAGGGGAACGACGTGTTGAGCCACGTCGCCCAGGGCACGAGGTTCGAGGAGACTTGAGCCCGATCCGCGTCGTTCCCCGTGAGCCACGCGATCGTCTTGCGTTGGAGCGTGCGGGCCATGTCGCGGCCCTCGCCGTAGCCTCCGCCCGGCTTCGCCCGGAGGCACGCCATCCGCCCCGTCTGCTGCAACTCGTCGTAGATCGAGGGGTCGCCGGTCAGCTCGTAGGCGCGGAGCCGGAAGTTCTCTTCCCTGTGGGCGTCATCGGACCCGCTCCACCCGTTCGATCCCGAGAGATGTTCGTTGTAGTCAGTCTGCTCTCGACGAGGCGGAGAAACCCAGCCGTTGAAGGCGCCAGCGGAAGGCGGTTCGTTCCAGACGGCAATCCGAAAATGATCTGGAGTGCGAGTTCGAGAGAGAGACAGTTGGAGCATCCGATGGATCCCGCGCGGCGAGAGAGCGAGATCGTCCGGGAGCGTCGGCGCTGGCGACCAGTCGGGGTGTCCACCTGTAGAGCCCTCCTGCTGTGTCCAGTAGCCGTGCCCGGTCCACGGCGAGTTCGGACAGTTGCTCAACCAGAAGTCCCGATGCGTCTCCCAATGCCCCCGCGAGAAGTAGCCCTGCTTGTCGGTGAGGACGCCGCGCCTCACGCGGCCGTAGAGCCCGTAGGCCCTCGTCCAGTCCTCGATCGGGGGCTCGGGGTATCCGAAAAGGGGATAGAGCGACGAGGCGTACGCCGCCTCGATTGGCCCCGAAGGATCCGCCCAGGTGAACGCGGTTGCCCACCTCGCTCCATCCCCGATGACTCCGCCAGAGACCGGAAGCCGGAACTCCTGATAGGCCGTCACGGTCTGGATCCCGTGCGCCCAGCCGAAGAGAGGAGCCGCGTAGACGCCCGAGAACCTCACGCGCACGTCAGAGACGGGGAAGGTCGCGGCGCTCGAGCGAATCGGCCAGTCGTTCCCGAGTACGAATACGACTCTGCCGAACCGCTGCCCCGTCCAGGCCGTCGAGTAAAGAGAGAGCGTGAGGCCCGAGGCCGCCGTCCCGATCTGCTCGGCGGCGAGCCCTTCCCATCGCGTCGCGTTCGTGTAGAGCGTCGTCCAGGAATCGAAGGGGACGGTCGTCCCATTCACGATCGCCTCGACGAGCATCCCTCCCGGGAGAGCAGGGTAGAACCCCCCAACGGGCGGCTTGTTCGTCGGCTGGTAGAGGATGCGCCTCTCCTCGTAGGGGCCGAGAGCCGCCGGGAAGTCGATCAGCGCGCGACGAACCGTCCCGTCGTTCCATCGCTCGAGGGGCTTGAAGGCGAACCGTCCCGTCCCGATCAGGATGGACCCGCTCAGTTGCAGCGCACCCTTCTCGACGGGGAGGCCCACCGGCGCCCACTCGGAGCGAACGAGCCCCGTCCCGTTGAAGACGCGGAAGGCCCGCTCGGGCCCCGGCGCCGGCTGCGTGTCGGTGGGCTCCACGTCCGGCTGCGGGGGCTTGGAGCTCGCCGCAAGAGCGAGCGTCTCGAAAGCAGCCTCCGGCTTCTGCGTCCCGCAACCAAAGGCCAGCGCCCCGATCGCAGGGAGTAGGAAAGGAAGGAGGATTCGCACGAGTCGGGGCGTTGGCTTCATTTCTTGACCGGGGGAGGGACCTTCACGGGCGGCTCACTCACGATCCCGAGCGCGCGAAGAGGCGCGTCCACGACCTCTGCCCCGCCCGCAAGACCCGCGAAGAGGAGGTAGAGAAGGGCGTTCGTCGTCTGGACGAAGGGCGCGATCGAGGCGCCCGCGATCGTCCCTCCCGCGTTCTCCCACGCGACCTGCACGCTGTCGAGACGGGCGAAGACCTCCTGTCGGTTCTCCCACACGCCACGGCCGAAAGACGCGCAGCCCGCGAGGAACGGAATCAGGATCAGGATGGCGAGGCGTTTCACTTGGTACTCCTTTCCAAGAGCTTCTTCACGTCCACCTTCACCTCGCTCACGTCCCGCTGGATGTTCCCGTAGTTCGCCTCCAGCGTCGCGATGCGCTGCAACGCCGAGATCGAAGTCGTCGCCGCCCCTATCAACGCGGCACTCGCGACTCCAAGAAGCCAAGCGAGCAGACGATTCGAGGAACGATCCACCCTCTCTTCATCCGCAGACTCGACCTCCTTCGGGGGAGGATTCACGTCACGGCGCCTGACCAGCCTTCTCAGCGACTCCATCAACAACATGAGCGGGCTCCTTCGACAACGCGGTGCCTCGCCCCACCCGAACCACGATCTTGTGCGGATACGGCGCGTGCTCCCTCGAGCAGACCCTCACCATCAACTGCGTCACAGGCTCATCGACGAGGTAGCGCGTCTCCTGAGCGCAGACCTGGAGACGTCCCTCCCTCTCGATGATCGCCTCGCACACGGGCATCGTCGCCTCCACGCTCACTCCTGCGGCGGAACGCCGTCGAATGGGGGTCCGCTCACCGTCGCGTAGCAGCGCGGATCGACCTCCGTCCTCGACTCATCCCCTCTCTCCACCCGCGCCACGTCCTCTGCCCGGAAGGAGACGACCTGCTTCCATCTCGTCTCCGGGTTTCCGAACCGACGCGAAACGAGAGTCAGCATCGCCCCGTCCACGAACCAGTCGTCAGCCTCGGGGAACTCCCGAACCATGAATCGCCCGTCCCCGACGATGGGAACCTTCTGAGCAGAGAGCTCCAAGACGACCCGAATCACGGACTCCTCCTCCACCCCTTCCACACATACCTCACGTCCCAACTCTCGCTCACGTTCGTCCCGCTCCCCTCCCCCAACGCAAACAAGACCGCCTTCCTCTCGTAAACCGCACCCCTCGGCTTCGCCACCCCCAGGGGCCACGGAAACACGATCTCGCCGGGCATCCCCTCGACCGTGATGACCTGCCCGTCGAGAGGACCCCACAAGAGCGCCGTCTTCGAGGTCGGCTGCGCTTTCAACACGGCGCCACCTACTACCGCCCCACGCGCACCCCGGTCAAGACCCTGCCGCCAGTTGAGACCCGCCCAATGCGAAATTAAATGCCACACCCCAGGGAAAGAAGGGGCTTGACTCCAAAAGCCCAAGCCCTGTAGTCCTGCCCCCAACGTGACCGATCCGAGATCAACTCTCGGCCTCAGCCGCCGCCGTTGGGCGCGGATCGAGCACGTTACGCACCGGGCCTCCCAAAAGGGGGCCCGTGGCGTTTCCAGGGCGCCCCGCGCCAGCTTCCACCACCCCCCGGTCTGAACGCCCAAGGGCCGGGGCCTAAGCCCGCTCGCGGGTCCCCGCAGCCCAAGTTCCCGAGGAGGCGATGAGAAGACGCCCAGGGCCCCCACAACACCCCTCAGATGGGCGAAGGCCAAGGCCCTTCCCACCCCCTTCCGGCCTTGGACACTCGGAACCGCCCCGTACTGGAATCCGATGGGACTCGACCGACCGACCGACCGACGGCAGACCCCATTCCAGGACCCCCGCAGGAAGGGGGTCCTCTCCCTCCCTCCCTCCCTCCGGTAGCCCCCAGATGAAGAACAAGATCAACAAGGGAACCTCCTACCTGGATCGCTGGTACTCGCTCAGAAACCTCGGCTACAGCTCCTATGCTGAGTACCTAGCGAGCTCGACCTGGAAGGAGATCAGAAGCCGCGTCTTCAAGATCAAGGGACGTACCTGCTTCCTCTGCGGTGGTCCAGCGACGCAGGTCCACCACAACCGCTACTCGGCAGACGACCTCATAGGCAGGACGATCAAGTTCCTCTTCCCAATCTGCGAGGGATGCCACAAAAGAATCGAGTTCAGTTCAGACGGGCAGAAGCGGCAGGTCCGCGGGGCGAGAAGACAGTTCAAGAAGAGGCTCAAGGCAAGGAGATGGGCTCTCTCTCGAGTCGGCCTCATCGCAAGCGGTGCGGAACTAGAGAAGGAACAGCAGAGCCACATGCGGGAGATCGTGGGGAGATGAGCGAAGAAAAAAAAGAGAGCGCACCTGCTCGCTACGCTCGCCCGCCCCGCTGCCGTGGTCCAAGCACCCCTCCCCCCTCGCGTGCTCGAGCCTAGCGCAGGCGCCCCTTCTCGCCCCATCCCGCCCGTTCCACGTGGAACCCAAGGGAATGCCAAGCGCGCGCAACAAAGTTCTTGCTTCTCGCCCCCCGATTGGGGACAATTGCGATTACCTAGACAGGGAGACCAAAGCATGAAGACACGATCGTACTTCGCGGTGCTCAAGTCCGAGGAGGGTTCGCTTCTCCTCGGGGGAACGCGGGAGCACGTCTCCTCGCGCTTTTCGACCGAGAAGGATGCGGCCGCTTGGATGCGGCAGGCCGAGGAGACGAACGCGGGCGCCGGGCGCAAGGTCGCGTTCGCTTGCGTGTACGCTTCCGAGAAGGCTCCCGAGATTGAGAAGGGAGTCTAGCCATGCCGAACGCTACGCCGATGGACTGGGTCGTTCAGCCGCCGACCGCTCGCCATTTCTCGCCCGAGGAGGCTGGCGCGTTCATGGCGACGTGGACACGGATTGCGGCGTGGGACGGCTCCACGGTCGCCTACATTCCGGATGCGGCTACGGCCCGTCTCATTGTTAGAGCTGTCTCCGCGCACGATAAACTGATGATAGCGGCGCGGGCGACGGCCGAGATGTACGAAAACACGGATTCCCCGATGGGAAGCCTCGCGAGGGAAGCCCTTCGCGCCGCGGGGGAGGAGGTGTAGCGTGAAATCCCCTAGCGGCCGAACGTGGATCGAATCCGAATCGGTCCTCTACGGAACCTACTACGGGCCCCAGAAGCGCAAGGGAAGGGCCCTTTTCCCCGACGGAAAGACCCGCCGAGTCTGGGGCGGGATCCCCGACACCGTCTACACGATCCCGGCGCATGCGCGCATCGCGGGACGGTACGTTTCGGGGTACCTGTCGATCGGAGACCAATTCGACGGGCCCGAACGGGAGGGCGAGATCCTTTTCAGAATCCCCAAGTCCGAAACCCCCTAGCGGCCCCCGGGCCGAGAAAGTCTACATGCGTAACCGAATGTTGACCGTGAATCCGGGCCCTCGCGTGGAGATCGTTCACGTCGAGACTGAGCTGGGAATCGTGAACATCTACCTTGGCCTGCGGACCGAGGGAGGAAGGCGAATCGAGGCCGTCTTTATGGACCCGAATCAGTACGCTGGGGAGCCCCGCGTGTACGTCAAGGGGCGCCGATTCATCGAGTCGAAGAGGAAAGCGTAGACGGCCCCCGGGCCGAGAAAGAGAGTCGAGAACATGACCACTCACGCAAGCAAGCCCGGCATCCTCACGGATGCGCGTGGAATCCCGATCGGCATGGAGCCCGGTCCCTGTATCTACTGCGGACTCCATGTTGAGTCCGACCGCGAGACGGCCGGCGCTCAACTTCCCTACGATCCCGCATGGTCGCATGAAGGGGACTTCGGATGCGACCAGTCTCCGGAGTCGAACGACGACGGATGCGGGGACCATGCGCGCCCCTACGATCTTGCGCGCCTCCAGGCCGAATCCTCCCGCCTGCGCGCGGCGCTCGAGCGATGTCACAAGATGATCCTTGAGGACTTCACAAGCGAAGTCCGTAAGGCGATCCCCAACTGGTACGAAGTCGAGAAAGCCGCCCGCGCCGCCCTCAAGGGCGGGGAGTAGACAAGGGGTTGGGAATCGCCACTTGACTTTTCCTGATGAAATTGTTAGGGGTAATTGGCCCCCTGGGGTAACAGGGTTACCGGCCCCTTCCAGGACCCCCTAGGTAGTTACTAGGATTAGTGACATGGAAGCGGCCCCTAGCGCCGTCCTAGAGCCCCCTGCGGCTGCGGCTGCTCAACCTGGTAGGCGAGCGATTGGGAAGGCCAAGCGGGACAAGCTCTACAACGCTCCCGACATTGCCACGGGGAAGCCTATCGACCCCGACCGCACGGGGGCGATTAGGGGGAGGGCGATTCTCTACGCTGACCGGGTATTTTGGGCTAGGGTCGTACCGCTAGCCACGAAGAAGGCGCGGGCTGGGGATTGGGATGCGGCCCGATTCCTGATGCAAGTTCTACGCTCTCCGCTGGTGAGGAACGGGCGGGTAGTTGGGGGCGCTAGGGCAGGGGCCCGAGCGAAGGCTGGGGCTCCTCCTGCGGTTGAGGCTGGCAAGGCGGTTGAGCCTCCTGCTCTCCCGATGGCTGGGGTTGAGGGTCCTAGCGGTGGAACCTCCCCCGCGTCTAAGGTTGTGCAAGATAACGCTTCGCAGTTGCCGAAAGAAAGTTCTTGACGGGACGCAGGGGAATGCTGTAGATTCCCTGCCGTTGTAGGTGGACGGAGTTGGTGCCGTCCTTCGCGTCGCTCTGTGAAAACGTGGGTTCGCAGGGCGGTTGCTAGATTCAGGGTCTAGTGACCGCGAGGTCGTGGGGGTTCGACTCCCCCCTTCGGCATACCTAGTAGGTGCTGTCCGTAGTGGGGGAGCTGGGGTCTTAAGCTTCCCGGGCGGTGGTCGGGAGGGCGCTAGGAGCCGATGGAGGTTGAGGGGCTATTCCTGCCCTTCGCTCGGGCCGCTCTAGAGGAGACGGCTTGCGACGTATCGCCTGGCTGGGGGTACATCCGCCGGCTACACCTCGAGCGTCATCTAGGGCCTTTCTTCGGGAGTCGGACGGTTAGGGAGATCGGTCCTCGGGACGTAGAGGGGTACAAGCGAGCGAGGCTGGGGGAGGGGGCTTCGCCGGCTACCGTGAACCGGGAGCTAGCGACGCTCTCCCGGGTGATGCGGCTGGCTGTCGGCTGGGGGGTGATTCAGAGAAGCCCCCTAGAGGCCGTGGCGAGGCTTCCACGGGGCGAGGAGCGCATTCCGAGGGCTCTAGGGCCTTCCGAGGTCTCCCGGCTCCTAGAGGCGGCCCGAGGGCATCCCTTCGGGCTCTTCGTGGAGCTCGCCCTCTACACGGGGGGCCGGCCCCGGGAGGTGTTGAACCTACGGGGGTACGACCTGGACCGGGTGAACGGGCTGGTGAGGTTCGAGCACCGTCCGGATCACCCGGTAAAGACGCGCCGGTCCCGCGTGGTGCCGATGTGCGGGGCTCTACGGGAGGCGCTAGAGGCCCGTCCGAGGCCCCTGGACGAGAGATCGCCTCTCTTCCCGGGGTTGGATGCCTCTCAGCCCCGCCGCGCGTTCCTGAGGCCGTTTAGGGCCTTGGCGCGGGAGGCGGGGCTTCCGAAGTTGACCCCGTACATGCTGCGGCACACCTGCGCGACGATGTTGGCTCGGGCCGGGGTGAGTGGACCCAAGATTGGCGCGGTGCTGGGGCACCGCTGTAGCACGACGACCGCTAGGTACATCCACCTGGAGGCGGGGGATCTGAGGGGGGCGGTCGAGGCCCTCTCGATCAGGGGAAGCGAAGTCATCCGTCCCGCTCTGCGAACCCGCTAGGACGCCGCCCAAATCGCGTGCTCCCCCTTCCTAGTGGGAGGGACGCGGCGGCGGGGTCCCGGTGAGTCGCCGGGATGCCGAGCGCGATGAGGAGGGAACGATGGAACACCTGCCTATCCGCCGGACTTGGATCGCCACGACAACCAAGGTCTCAATCCCGAGTCCCTATCCCGGTGACGACGACACCCTCGACCTCACGGTCGAGTACGACGAGGAGGGGAGGCTGGAGGGCGTCGAGTTCTCCTTCCCACGCAGCCGAGTGGACGCCCGCTACGTCAAGGGCCTCGCAGACTTCCTCCAGACCATCGCGGACGCCGAGATCCACCCCCGCCCCAAGTGGGAGACCGAGAAGGAAAGGGCGACAGCATGACCACCTTCGCCTCGCTCCTGTGGGGCCCGACCTCGGGGCACTCGACTCGCGCCTTCCCCGACGCCCCGCTCGATCCTCCCGAGTGGTGGGACCGTGAGGGCGTCGAGTGTCGTACCTGCCTCTCGATGGAGTGGGACCTCCACCGCTGCCCGCTTCCCATCGATTGCGGCGGGTGCGGGGAGTGCTGCCCTGGGAGGTTCTACTGCTACGAGTGCGGGGAGACGGAACAGACGGGGTGCAAGTGCCCCGAGAGGGTCGCTTCGTGATCTGGACCTGCTACCGCTGCTGCCTCGCCTTCGATGGGGACAAGATTCTCCCGCTCGTCGAGGTGGAGGGCGAGCCCTACTGCGCCCGCTGCACGGAGCGGATGGACGCAGAGTTCGACGCGGCCCAAGACGCCGAAGCCGAGCGGTTGTCCGAGAAGGAAGCCTAGCCCCATGCCCAACGCACCCGCCAAGCGTTACCGCCTGAACCAGGCGCTCCTCGTGAGCCTCATGGAACGAGGGGCGAACCGGCCCGAGACCCCCGCACTTTGGACCCCGCGAGAGATCGCGGAAGCTTTGCGCGAGAAGGGGATCAAGACCTCGACCCGCTCGGTTCAGACCTGGATCGACGGGACGCGAGCTCAACCTCGAGGGCCGACGCTGGTGGCCTTGGCGGAGGTGCTGGGGACGAAGGCGGAGGACTTGATCGAATGAAACCGGACCCGGTGAGCGCCCGCCTTGACGTGGCGGGACCGGCTTGGACGGAGGGAACAAGGTGGGCCGATCCCCGGCTCCGCCCCCGTCCACGGAGAGGCGCTCCACAGGAGGGAACCTAGATGGTTCTGCTCGCGCAACGCCCGGTCGAGGTCAAGCCGGGCCACATCAAGGGAAACCTGTTCGCCGTCTCGGGAGCCGGCAAGACCTGGCTCGCCCTCTCCTTCCCTGCCCCCTACTACATCGACACGGAGGGCGGGGCGAAGCGAACCCACTACATGCAGCGGCTTGAGAGGGCTGGCGGAGCCTACCTCGGACCCGACAAGGGATCCTGCGACTTCGAGACCATCGCGGACCAAATCCGCACGCTCGCCACGACGCAGCATCCTTACAAGACCCTCGTCATCGACTCGATCACGAAGGTCTTTCAGACACGGATCGCCAAGGAGTCCGAGCGACTCGGGAAGGATGACGTTTACGGGGCGAGCAAGAAGCCGGCGATCAAGGAGATGCGGCGGCTGATCTCGCTCATCGACCGCCTCGACATGAACGTCTGGTTCATCGCGCACGAGACGGCCGAGTGGCAGAGCGTCAACGGCCAGCGCCAGGAGATCGGCCGCACGGCCGACATCTGGGAGAAGCTCATCTACGAACTCGACCTCACGCTTCGGCTGGAGAAGCACGGCGACGGGTACCGAACCGCCACGGTTCACAAGACTCGGCTCCTCGGCTTCCCCGACGGCGAACGGTTCGACATCCAGAAGAACGGGGAGGATCTCTCCTACTCGGCAATCGTCGAGCGGTATGGCCGCGAGGCGATCGAGGCCGAGCCCGTCCCCGTGCAACTGGTCGAGACGGCGATGGTGAGCGAGATCCGCCGACTCCTCGAAACGGTCCGCGTCACCGAGGAGGAAGTCGATCGCATTCTCTCGAAGGCCAAGGCCGAGAAGGTCGAGGATCTCTCCCGCGAGCACGGGGAGAAGATGCTCGCGTGGCTCAAGGGCAAGGTGAGCAAGAACGGAGGCGAGAAGTGACAACCCACATCAGCCCGGAAGAGGCGAAGAAGGCCCAAGCCGGGGGCTACGCCCCGGCGGGACGGCATCTCTGCGAGTGCGTCGAGGACACGGAGAAGAAGTCCCAGAAGGCGCCCCACAGCCCCTACATCAACGCGCGATTCGTCGTCGTCGGGGGCGAGCACGACGGGATGACGAAGTGCTGGGACGTGCTGATGCTCGGGGGCAAGGGCATGGGGATCGGGGTCACGAAGCTCGAAGCCCTCGGCTACGACTTCTCCAAGCCCTTCCGGTACAACTCGGGCGATCTCTCGGGCAGGCGCGTCTACATCACGACCGTCGAGCAGGAGTACGAGAAGCCCGACGGGAAGGGCGGGACGGTGAAGGCGACGAAGATGGTCCCGATCTTCGACCGGGATCTCAACTTCGGCTACGAGCCTGTGGATGGCGTCAAGCCGGCGGATGCCGAGGCCAAGATGAACGACTGCACCTGCGGGCACAAGTTCTTGAACCACCCCGCCGCAACGCAGGGCAAGTGCACGATGAGCGGGTGCGGGTGCGCGGAGTTCAACGAACTCCCCTTCTAGTGCTGCAACGTCTCGGACGAATCCTGTCTAGGCGCTCACCGATCCGGGCGGTTTCGGCGGGCGTTTCTCCCCGGGCCTGTGGCTCCGACTCACCGCGGGTCCGGGGGGACTTTTCAACGGGAGGGGTCGCCTTGGCCGACGATCTCAACACGCAGTACATCCAGGACGTTCTCGCGGCTCGAGGGATGGGCTACCCCATCGCGAGCGAGAAGCATCGAATCGAGGAGTGCATCCGTCGATTCGGGATCCTTGCCACGAGGGAAGCGGTGGACGAGGCGGAGAAGAAGCAGCGGCAGCAGGGATCGGCTCTCAAGAGTTGGGTGAACTACGTCGAGGTGGTCGCCGCGAGCAAGCAGAGGCAGGCCGTCGCCTCGACGAAGACCGCGATCAGCAGCGAGCCAGCCGCCCCGACAATCTACGCCTGTCGGGAATGCGAGGACTCGGGCTGGGTCGCCTACGAGGACAAGGCGGCGAACAGGAAACGAGCCGCCCGCTGCGTGTGTGCGGCGGGAGAGCGGCTCGTCTCGACGGGAGTGAAAAGCATCAAGGAGATCAAGGCATGAAGATCAGTAGGGCGGTTCACACGCGGATCGTGGCGCTCTCGAAGAAGGGGTTGAGCACGAGGGAGATCGCCAAGCGCGTCGGGTGCGCGAGGGAGAGCGTGAGGGTTCACCTCAAGAGGCGAGCGCGAAGCAAGCCTTCCGCTCCCCGTAGCGCGAAGGAGTATCGCGAGACGGTCGTCCCCTTGTCGTGGGGGTCGGTCACGACGCAATCCCCCTTCTCCGAGGTGCGGTCGATCACGATCTCTGGCGTCAAGGCTCGCAGGGGACGCAACCCGTTCAAGGGGACCTTCAAGGCGATCACGATGGACGACTTGTTCATCCAGATCCGCCGCGACGAGCGGGAGCGGATCAAGGCGAAGGTCTTGGAGGCGATCAAGTGAGGGTCATCCTCAGCAGCGATCACGCCGTGGCCCTACGCATTCTCATCCTCACCCGCGAGATGACGGATGAGACGTGGGACGACAACCCCATGTACGAGGCAACGGTGCAGTTCGAAGGCAGCGAGTACGAGAGATTCTGCGAGGCGATCGAGACGGCCGTCCTCGAAGTCGTGGGGAAGTTCGAGAAGCCCGACGAGCCCGACAAGTGATCCCCCCCCGCGTCCTCCCCGAGCCCCTTCCCGATCGAATCGCGGGCCTTCGCTTAAACCAAAAGCGCGGGGTCGCTCCCCGAGATGCCGGTTGGTCTGACCCCGGCAGGCCCGCACACTTCCCCGAGCCCGCGCCCGAGCGCCTCAAGGCGTGGGTCTTCTGGAGCCTGTGGTGGACCCTGTTTCTCGGGTGGATGCTCCTCGCGTGACCTCCCTCCTCCTCCAGGCCGATGCCCGCGCGATCCCCTCGTGAGGTTCCTCATGCGCGCGAAGGACCGGGATGCGTGGATCCACGAGCGCCAGCGGCTCACCGCGAAGGGGAAGGCGGAGGTCGCACGGGTTACCCGGGAGTGGTTCTTGAGCGCGTGTGCGGAATGGGAGAGCGAGAGGACGGCCGACAACCTCAAAGCGGTAGCCGAGGCATGGAAGACATGGCGCCGATGAGTTTCCCCGACCCGCCCCTCGATCCGCCCGACTACAACCTCTGCCCCGAGTGCCGGTGCGACATGAGCGAGATGAGCGACGAGGAGGTCGTGGATCACATCATGGGATGCGATCCCGCCGCAGAGAAGGCCGAGAGAGCGTACGACGAGAAGCATGAGGAAGGGAGGATGGAGTACCTAGATGGGCGCTGATGGACATTGGTATCTCGTCCGATTCTCCGACTTCGCGGAGAAGTTCCCAGATTTAAACGCTCAGGATGTTGGTCTCTGGCGCGTCATCGTTCTTGGCGTTGAGGCTCTTTCTGCGTACCAGGACACGAACGGCCGAAACGACATGGAGTACGGCAAGGGGATTTCCGAACTAGCCGAACTCCGCCACCTCCAGTATCGGCTTGAGCATGGCAAGAGAGAGCGTGACGACTTCAAATCCCCATTCCGACCGCTCACAGAGAAAGAGCGGGCTGAGGCCGAAGCCAGGATCGCCGCCCTAGAGGGTTCCCCTGATCGCCAACTCTGGGCGAGATTGCAGGAAGCGCGCGACTGGTTCACGAAGAATGCCGAGGACCATTGTGTCTGGACGTAGGAGGACTGAGATGATTGGCTTCGACGAGAAACGAGACGACGAGATGGAACGGAGAGTGAGATGAAGACGATCTGCACCGACTGGGACGGGAAGATTAACAGCGACGGCTACGGCGAGCTGCGCGGGGTCGGCCACATCCTAGCCCATCGAAAGGCGTGGGAACTGGCGGCCGGCCAGCCCGTGCCCAAGGGCAAAGTTCTCCACCATTCCTGTGAGAACCGTCGCTGCGTAAACGTTGAGCATCTTGAGTTGACAACGCAGGAAGCCCACGCAACGCACCACCGCGGAGGGATCTTTCGTCCGGGGTTCTGCGGGATGGGCCACAAGCGAGACTCCTCCAACCTACGGGTTGGTCCGGACGGATACCGGAGGTGTCGCTCCTGTGAGCGTCTTTCTGCGCGGAAGGGCTACTACCGCAATCGGGAGACGATCCTGAGGCGTAAGCGCGAGCAGTACGCCGGCCTTCTCCGCGAGGAGGGGCGATGAAGCCCGCCTACTTCTCGGAGATCGACAGCCGTAGCGGAGTCGATGTCACGTTCTACCGGGCCACGCAGAAGGTCGTTCTCGGTGGCTGGTACGACTCCTTCGTTGGGATCTGCCCTGTTGAGGTGACGCTGGTGGACTTCCTGAAACGGATCGGGTGCCGCCCCGCCGATCTCCGCAAGGCGGCGAAGGAGATGGAGCGATGACCTTCGACTTTGACTCGCTCGAGCGCCTGCTCGCGGAACACAATCGGATGACTTCCCCATACACGGGGGAGCGCCGGTACGTCTGCGACGCCCTCGTGGAAGCCGCCCCCTCCCTGATCGCCCTGGCGAAGAGGGCGCAGGAGGCGGAAGCCGTGAGAGACGAGTTCCAGGAGCAGGCCAAGCGAGCGGGGGACAAGTGCGAGCGGATGGAGCGGGTCGTGGAAACTTCCCGGGCGTGCGTCGATGCGTGGAGCAACGAGAACCTCGTCCGGCTCTACAACGCGCTCCGCGACTTGGACGGTGGGAAGTGAAGCCCCTTTCCCTGCGAGAGATCCTACGCCTGACCGCCTCGGATGGCTGCGAACGGAAGGAACAACCCATGAAGCCCGACCTGGAGCGGATGACCCGCGAACTCCGCGAGAACATCGAGACATTCTCTCTCGTCGCAACTGTCGTCGGCACCAACGTC